GCGCTGGTATTTGGTATTGCATGGGTTATTCCCTGGTCCAGCAACAGACTGGGGGTTGTCCCATACGCCCCATTGCCTACCAGGAACAGTAATAAGTTGGTTTTTGCCAGGAAAGATTTGTTTCTCGGCAAATAATCTGGATTAAAAGCCTTTTTTTCCAGATTTTCTACCAGGAATTTGAACCTATCCGGGGGTATCTTAAGTACTCTGGGTTTAAAGGAGGGGGGGAACCGCACACCAGGAATTTCCCCGGAGAATAATTTCCCGGAGTTCAGATGTTTCAAGGCTCTTACAGTTTCTTTGAATCTTTTTGTCTGAGCCTTGGATCCTCCAGGTTTGAACTCCCTTAATTTAGGGAATTTTGAGGTGTTCCAGATGGTGATATACTCTCTTACAGTATTAGTAGCCTGTAGATTCTTTGGTTCTTTAGTCTTGTATTTAGCCCCTGCCGGATTGGCAAAGAGAGATCTATTAAGTTTGGGCTTGACAGTTGTGTCTTCTGATTTTATATTTACACATCTGGGTGTGTTTGGTACTGGTTTTGCCTTTCTGTTTTTGGGGCCATCTCTATCTGCCAGAGATGGCCTCTTCCTTTTAATAACCTTGCCTTGATTGTGGATCTTCTCCTGCCAAGTTTTGATTTCTTCCATAGACTACTCCGTTAATCTGCCTTGGAGTTTGTACTTAAGGGTAGGTTTCAATCTATAAAAAAGCCCCTGTTGTGTCAAGCTACTAAAGCAGCTGTAACTTAAGATTAATGGCCTCTTCCTGTGTCATGCCCCCAGGATCTAAGCCCTCCAGTCTTACTATTTTTATTTCCCGTATGAGGGAAATCAAAGAGAAGTAAAGTTTCTCTGCTGGCTTTTCTGTACCTGGGTCCAGCATAATAAAAACTCTTTTTACTCCCCGGTTTACCAACATCTCTTGCTGCTCTACTGTGCTGGATGTTCCAAACAGAGCCACTGATCCTATTCCCAGTTTCCAAACGTCCACAGGGCCTTCAACAATAATCGCCTGATCTTTAACTGTATCTATATTATACAGGCAGTGCTTGATTGGGATGATTGCTTTCTCTGGGGGTTGAGCTTTGTATTTGGGTTCACTGTTTTCAACATACCTCCGTGTGGTAAAGGTTACTAAGGTATTGTCTACATACACTGGTATAATAAGCCGGAGCCTGTAGTCTCCCAGTACCCCAATCTCTTTTACTCCATACTCGGCCTCCAAAACCCCAGGGTCGAGTCCCCTCGATTTGATATACCCCCCACCTGGACCTACCAGAGGGGCAGATAAAGGTGGAAGTTCTACTAGGCTCTTTCTCTCAGATATTGGGACCTGGGTGAAGAGCCTGTCTGTGTCCAGTTGAGAGTACTGCTCAACAGTACGATAAGCCTCTGCCCAGGAACACCCAAGAATTTGCTTGACTAGTTTTGGAGGGGATGCCCCTTCTCCGCATTGCCAGCAGGAGAAGGTCTTATGGTCAAGACTGGCACCCCCATGTTCTCCGTGGCCTTCGCAAAAGGGCATTGGAAGCCTACCCAATTCCTTCCAACATTCTTCCCTGAAAATCTGTGATAGATATCCTGATCTTCAAGGAAGGCTACTATATCAAAGTCAGAGTAGTCCTTTCTTTTCATGAGCTTCTCCAGGACCCAAATAATTTATACCCCAATATCCCAGAGAATAGGGATAACAAAACCAGAATTATACAAGGTAGGATACTGTTAACTGTTATGGAAAACATAAACAGGGCTATTGTTAACCATTCCATAAAACTGGCCATAATTTCCCTCCCTAGGTTAATACAATCGCAACAACAATGCAGACAGCTATAAATATTATTGATATCCCAATTACCATTATAGCTGCTCCAACCTTTACTATACCTACTCCGGTAGATACCATTTTCTTTCCTATTTCTTTTGCCATATCTATTTCTCTTCCTCATAAATTTCCAACTCGTTTTGCTCTACAAACCACTCTTTTATGTCTATAAAGTTTTGGTGGTTGGTTGATCGGATCGTAGAAATACTTTTGGGCACCCATATTTCTTTGTCCCCAAAGGATATTAAGTATGCCTTGGCTGTGGTGTGTAGCAACTCGTCAAAGACCAGGGTTATATAATTTGGTTCCGCTTCCCAGGGGGGTGGGTCTGTGTGCGTGTTCCAGTCTTCCTTACTCATTTTGCTCCTTCCTCTGGATCTTCTATCCATCCGTTCTTCTTGTAAATTGCGTACCGTGCTCTGTAGTGGCTTCTCAGGTATTTATGTCCCATGTCTTTGAAGTCTATGATAAGGACAGTCTTTTTATCCTCAGTGGTCCTGAGCCCCCTGCCAAGGGCCTGTAGTGTGGCTATCTCACTCTTCTGGCCGGCAGCATTTATACAGGTGTCCAGTGAGCGGATGTTTACTCCCTCTTTGAAGATTGTTGAGGCTATGACACACATGGTTTCCTTGCTGTCCAGAGCATGTTTGATTCTGTTCCGGGTATCCTCATCCGCATCTCCATGGATAAACTTGCACTCCAGACCCCACTCATTGCCGAGGGCTTCCAGTCTGTACCCATGCTCAAGCCGGTTGACATTGATCAGTACAGACTTCCCCTTCTCAACCTGCTTCTTAGCCAAAGCGAAAATCAGCATATTCCTGGTGAAGTTTTCAACAACCCCCACCTGGTAAACATCCTGATAATTCCTACACTCCTCAAGGCCATCTATGGTGGGGACTTCTATGATTTGGATTTCTGGTTTGGCTATAATCCCTATCTCATTCCCTTCCTTGACAGTAAGTTCCCCCAGCTTCGGGCCTATCAATCCCTCAAGAGCGAATATTGCTTCATCTCTATAGGGCATCGTAGCCGTTACTCCTATTCGGACTGGTGCCAGAGTTCTCTGGAGAACGAACCCATACATGCCTTTTAGGCTAGAAATACCATGGCACTCATCCGTTAGGATCACATCATATTTGTCCACATAAGTTTTCGGTATGAGCTTCGAGAAGGACTGTATAGAAGCCAGCTGAATCCTGCCGGTGGTATTCTGACTCCCGGATAGAACTCCAATTTCTTTGGGGTTGAACCCCCATTTGAGCAGTTCCTCTTTGAACTGGGAAATTATGGTGACACTATGACATAGGAATAGAATATTCTCTTGTCCAAAGGCTTTAACTAAAGCTAATAATATCAAGCCCTTACCGGACCCGCAAGGTGCCTGAAGTACACCTCTGCCATTCTCCAGAGCGGCTTCGATCAATCTTTTCTGGTCTGGTCTGTATATTATGCCAGGGATATCTGGCGGATCATAGGCCACCTTTGGGATCTCCCCGGTTATTTCATAGGGCATTTTCAATTCTTCCAGAAAGTTGATAACTTTGGGGAGGAACCCTGTAAGAAATATATGTTTGCTGTTACTTAAAGTCTGGATCAGGTACACTGGGTAGTCCACCCGTTTCTTTCCGTACCCGGATTTGGTTTTCCCTGTGTGCCAATAGTAGGCTTGGTAACTGAGCAGTTTATTCAGGTTAGCCTTACCCTCCATGTTGGTCTCTATATGAACTGGGTCTAATATTTTCAGAGTTATCATGGTCTCTCCTTTTAGAAGGGGGGCTGCTGACCCTATCAGATAGGAAGAGCAGGAGGACTTTTCCTGTCAGCCCCCATTGGTTTATCTATATATATAGTTTTATAGAGTCTGTCAACTCTTTAGCTAGTTATTATCTGCCTCTTCTGTCTTCTCCACCTCCTCCATATCTTCGTCATCATCTGTTTGTAGGGCAATATATTGGTAGGGTTCCCCAGAATCCTGGTAAACATAATCTAACAGTTGATCGCTTTCTCTTGCGATGTTTATAGCTTCCTCTTCGGTGGGGGCTTCAATACCCTCCCAAGAGGCCGTAGGGGTCAGTAGGTACACGTCAAACTTAGCCATTTTCTTACCTCCAGTGTTTAGTAAATTGTTCCTGTCTTATTAACTGGCCTTGACCTTTACTGGCCTTGGCCTTTAGGGGATTATATTTTATTTTGGATTGTTGTTTTGGAACAGCATAGAGATAGTCCACAGTTTCCTCAGTATTTCCCTATCCTCCTCATTAATTAAAGAGTTGCTATCTAACAGCCAACTGAATAACTCCTGAAAATCGGCAGGGTTTTCAAGGACGCCAAGCCTCTTATCTAGACCCATAAGATTCTTAAATTCTTCTATTTTATTTAGAGCTTCCAGTACAGTTGGGATATCCTCTAAGACACACTTTACAGAACTTTGCATACTGCGTAGTACTACTTGGAAGCGGATTTTTTGTGTATCTGCAACTTTAGCTGGGTCTGCATGTGGGGCTTCATAGACTATACGGGTGGGATCAAGCAGGGCTAGGGCTTTTACCTGTTCCCGATGTTTCTGGCTCGCTGCTAAGTTTAAGTAATAACTTTCAATGATGAACACCGCTTTCTCTTTCAAGATCTCCCTGGTAGCTATTGGCCACTGGTTGCGCCCTCGGGAGAACAGTTTATTATCCTCTACGTAAAGGCCATAGGACTGTTCCCCTCCTTTGGTTTTCCCGTCAAGGAATCTGTGTATTAACTGGTCATTAGTCATTTGGTACTGCCTCCTGGGTTAATCAAAATTAAGGAAGTCTATGTATGTTCCCACATGGTAAAGTTTCCTCCTTCTGGGGAATAGTTTCTTTGAGAGCTTCCTTATTGTCTCTTTGGGATAGAGGAGCTTTCGGGCTTCCCTCTTTTTGAGGTAGTGTTTCGCCTCTTTGTAGGTGTGAAAGGTCTTTCCAAAGCTCATGGTTTCCTCCTAAAAGCTATTTGAACATTCTCATAAGATCGTTCTTCATAGCATACCTCTGGTAGTTCGGATTTCCCCCGCCTTTGGTAGGCTTGTCGTACTTGCACAAAACCCACAGCATTATCAAAAGAACTATCAGCTTCATATTATTTACTCCTTACTCCAGTCTGCAATTATTTTTGCTATGTCATTATCAACGTATACCAGGACCGCCTTGTCCTCCCCCACAGCTATATCTGCAAATGCCTCCGGGGCTTTCTCAACTTCCCATCCAAGGCTTTCCATCTCCTTAATTTCTTCTTTGGTTGCTGCGCCTATTAAGAAAGCCATACTGTGCCTCCTTCTTGGTCATCCTCGATTTGTTTGTCTCTTTCCTTTTCCAGTTTGTTTACAGCAGTTACTTTTTTCATGGTTTATTCCTCCTTGTTATTCGGTTGATTATGGAACGAGAACCCCCTGAATTGTAAAATACGTGGACTTTTCTGGCATTATCTGGGCTTTGGAAAACTCTGTTGCAAGTTCTAAGGGCAAGTATCCCAGTTCTCTTAATATGGAAAAAGCTGTTACTGATGTGTTAGTTCTTAGGAGAGAGTACAAGAGATGTAGGGGTAGTCCCCAGTGCTTTGCCGTTGTTTGGGCTAGCCTGATCAGAGCCTGTGTTTCTTTAGCAAAAGATATAAAGTCCTTTTTCTTTGGGGTGTTGCTTAAGACAGACGTATAAGGGATCAGTGGTTGAGGAAGAAAAACTCCTTTGGGACTGCCCCCATTCAGGTTTACAATCTTAATTAACAGGACTAAAATATTATCTACCTGATACCCGATTAGACTATCCTTCTCACAGTTTGGAGCTTCCCAAAAAGGGACTCTCCGGGATGTTAGTTTCTCTAGTGCAACTTTCTTTTGGGGAACATTTATAGGACTTATAATGATCCCTTCCGGGTATCTTCTCATAAGGGTTGGGTCTCCCCACCAATAAACAGAGCTTTGATATGTATCAGGAGTGGGATGTATGCGAATAACCAGGTGATCTCTTAGTAAGCTCAAGCTGTAGCTCCTCAGAGGAATTTTAACCCGAACCCCAGCAACAAACATGTCAATCAATTCCTCATTAGATGGCATTGAAGTTACCTCCTTTGGGGCCTTTTATCGCCGTGCCCCAGGGCTTTTATAGGAGACATGTACCATGTCTTTTATATATTAATGTGCTGATACCTATTTTAGGTCAGCATTTTCCTCCCTCTTGGCAGCCAGAGCTTTTCTCTTTTTAGCCAAAGCAGCCAGGGCTTTGAGTGGTTTCCTCTTTTTCTTTTTCTTCACTTGAGGGGGGAAGGATACAAACAATGGGATGTAGTCATATTTCTCTTTCATACACCACAGACAGGTAGTCTTTGGTACATGAATACCATCCCCACATTCCTTTACTGGTCGGGTTTCCCCACATACTGCACATTGTCGAGTATTCATGGCTCAAAGAACCCCCCGGTATAGGCTGATATTTCTACAGCATTTTGGAGTATGGGTCCCGGATAATTAACATCCAGCATGTACACCCCACTGGAATCCCCATACTCTTCCCGGAACTCCAGAGCCCGCTTGTCCCGCTCATCCTCTGAGTTAAAGGGTCCTTCTAACCCAGGGTCAACATCCCCGTGTATTACTACCAGGTATAGTGCCATAGTTTGCTCCTCCTGTTGTTTTCTTAAGTGTTATTTTCCGTGTTTTATTATGGCGTCCACAACTTCTTTGCCTTCTACCAGGACCTTATCAGGGGAGTCAAAAAATCCCCAGCAGGAATCCACATCCTTATCTTCGGAGTCCTTGACTGCATACCCATAGACCTCTCCTTGGAGAAACTGGTCATAGACTTCTACCTCACCCCTTAGAGCAGCAAGGGTTTTCTTCTTCAGCTTCGGGCCGATCCTCTGGACCTTGAACTCTTCTCTAACAGACTCTCTGGCAATAAATATCCACCCAACCTGTCCACTATCCCAGGAGCAGTTAAAGGGAGCTGTGCTTATGGTAATTCCACTGTGGTCATAGAGGTACAAAGGGAGGGAAATGATGTACCTGTCAAGCAACTTCATATATTTAGTTATAAATGCCCTGTCAGAAAGGTTTTCATAGTCTGACTCAGCGATGTGCTGGTTCATATAGTTTCGTGCCAGGTGCAGAACAAACTCCTCCGGGGAAGAGTATATTTTTTCTACATCCCCTAGAGAATATCTACGGTGGAAACACACCATAGTTCCAAGATTGCTCCACATTCGGGGGGATTCTGCATCATCATCATAGTGCACTTCTACTGTGTATCCTTTATACTCTTCGGTGATTACTGGACTGTTTTCCATGGTCTGCTCCTTGTTTATGTATTTTCTACCACAGGTATATATACCCGTGGTAGAATGCGGTACTGCCGGCTAATACTTACTCTTTCTTTACAGGTCAGCTAAAACTGTGCCTTTTCGGTTGGCTAAGAACTGAGCCTTACCGTAAAGGTAGATAAGTTCCAGCTCCTCCGGGGCCTTCCTGCTTATCTTTTTTATGGCCTGAGTTGCTTTCTCCGTAGCCATTACCTTGTACATGGGGGCCATGCTTAACCCTAGACTTTCTGATGCTATTTGGGCTACACTGACAGCCTGCCTAGCTCCCTGAACATAGTGAGAGAACAGTGACCTGCTTTGGGGTATCCTATTCAGATTATGCTCTAGGGTAGCAGCAGCCCCCTCTACGATCCGTAATTCGTTACAGCCTGGTGCGTACCAGAGGATTCCATAGTGAATGGCTTGTTGAACTATAGATTTGTGGTGGTTTGTTGAGGATGAGTATCCGTCCTCTGTAAAAACGTACCCACCTTTGTATCTTTTTGCGATTGGGAAGTGATGTCCATAGCTGTAAATGGTGTCCCCCTCTATGAACATCCTGGAGCCCTGCCCCTTCGTGGCTCCGTGGGCAAATTCTTCTGCTACCTGTTGGTGTGACATAGTCATGGTCTTTTTCCTCCTGATGTATTATCTTATTTATGCATCTTCGAGCGGTCCGAACTCCTCCGGCCAGACATCCGGGTTTCCGGGTATAAACTCAAAGAGTTCTATAGCCTCTGGAATAGTTAGGGATTCTATTGAGTCCTGTTCTCCCTGCCAGCAAGTGACATAGTGAGCAAAGAACTGCCCTTTCCTGGTACGGTAGAGGTAGACTGCTCTGCCCTGATTAAATTTGTTTGCCCCATCCTGGAACTCATTGTTTGCTATAAGTTCCGCTGTGCTTGTGTCATACAGTTTTTTGTTGATAACTCGCTTCATGTCTTTTCCTCCTGGTGTGTTATTATTTGTTTAATCCTGACTTGCTTTTCTCCTTGTGGGTTTCAGACCGTTATTCCCAACTATGCATAACGAGCTACCCAGTTTAAAACTCAACTACAGTCCCAAATGGGGGTTTCCACCCACTCCGGTTAGTAACCCAAAGGGTTGGGAAATCATAGGGAGCCTCCTTGGGAAAGTCTGAACACTGGCCGTCTGTAAGATAGATTAGGCAGGAGGGGTTAATCTCTTCCTTCTCTACCCAGGAGAATACTGGGGAGTATCTTGTACCACCTCCACCTTTGGGCTCCAGTTTTATTGGGTCTCCAGGTTCAAACTTCTGGAAGTTTTGAACTTTGGTATCACAGTAAACCACAGCTATATCTGTGCCCATTACTGCCTGTATTTCCTCAATTTCTGAGGCAAACTGGGTAAGCTCTTCTGTAGAGACAGAGCCGGAAGTATCAACTGCTACCACGATGGCCTTAATCCTTTCACTGAATAGACTGGGCAGGATTATAGAGCCGGCAGTATACTTCCTGTTCGGTTTGAGGAAACTGTAGTCATCCTGGGCTTTCTCTTGTACCACCTCCCAAAGAGCCTCTCTCCAGGATACCTTTGGGATAAGTAGAGTAGAGAGCGCCCTTTCCAGTCCGGAGGGGATAGCTCCTGCCAGTTTTGCGTTTGTCAGAGCTTGAGCAACTCTCTGTTTCCAGACCTGCTCTTCCTGATTCAGTTTTTCATGGTTGCTCTTGGACGGGGAGTCTGTAACTTCCCCTGGGGAGGGAGATCCTCCTGTCCCACCATCTTTGGGTAAACCCTGCTCTTTTGCCAAGATATTATACACCTGAACTGTATTCATTCCCCGGAACCGATTATCCAGTAAAGGCTCCCCTGGTAGTTCAAAATAGCTATCTACCAGAATGGGATTGATTACATAGTCTCCAGCCTGATTCCAAAGTTTAAGGTCTCTGTTGTCCCTGTATATATGGTGCCCGAAAACGCAGTGCAGGACCTCATGGGCCAGGACAGCAACTATTTGTGACCTGGTGCATTGCTTGAAAAATTTGGGGGAGTACTCTATCACCTCCCCATCAGTACAAGCAGTGATAACCTCACTGTCCTTTGTAGAATAGATATCCAGGAATGTAACTAAACCCCCGAACAATCTCTCCTTGAGTAGCAAGGCAATCTTTGCCTTCATTACTTCTTGTTCTATTGTCATATTTGTTCTCCTCACTTAATCACTTGAAGCAGTGTATTTTCATTGCTTCAAGTGATCTGTTAAATTACAGGCCATTTATAATACTGTCAAGCAGGTCTGCCTCCTCAGTTACCACCTGCTTGTCTATTATCTCTTCCAGTTCCTTTGCCAGAGACATAGCTGCCCTTCCGGTGGTCTGCCTTGCTTTGTCATCTGCCCTCAGATTTTCAGGATCAAAGCTACAGAGCTGGTGCTCTACCTCATCACACATCCTTGTAAGCTCTGGGTCATTGGCTACGTTGAGCACAGGTAGAATCTTTGTCAGTTCCTCAAGGTTTCCTACCAGGGAATCCCGGAATATCTGCTTGCTCCCTGTGTCATTCAGCTTGGTTGACATGTGGGCCACAGCCTCATATAGTCTGTACCAGGCTGTTTTCATGGCCTGTTGGACAGCCCGTTTATTCTGAGCTTCCAGAGCCCTGCCCATCTGATCAACCTCTTCCTGGGATAGGTCAATCCTGAAGTCCTTCGCCCCTGCCAAGGGCATTACATTTACGCTGAACCCGAACTTATTGCTAATAGCTCCTACAGGGGGATAGTCACTGGGATTAAATATCCCCTTCAGGTTCCTTCGGGCATCTTCCCTCAGTTGTTCATACAGTCCACAGAAGTCCCGGACTTTGGAATCAAACTCTGCCCTATATTCCCCCAGGTATGTCATAAACTGCATGTACCCCTGAGTAGGACGTATCCAGTACTCAGCTGACCAGGGGAGGGTGTTTGTATAGAAGAAAGTTCTGGTGGCATTGGCCACCTTGGAAATCTTCTTGATCTCATTGCTGTCCACCAGCACCTTGTTATATCTCCCGAGATCCGCATCGATTCCATGCTGTCCGGCAATCTCCAAGGAAACACGTTTGTCGTATTTCCTTGCTGTCCACTGGGACAGACTCAACCTGACAAGAACCGCTTTTTCTGAGATGTTTGGCATAATAACCTCCTGATTATGCTGCCTGTTAGGGTTAGATAATTTTGACTGGCTTTCTTGTTACCTCGTATATAGAAATCCAGTCGGTTTGGTACCAGGATTTTGAGTTGTGAGAAACGTCTCTGTTCCAGAAAGAGTGTAGGAAGCCAACTTCCTGTGTTTCGCCGGAAAGTGTGTCTATGTACACCTTTTGCCTTCCCTTTGGGAGTTTTCCATACATATCAATCAGAGCACCCTTGACTGAATCAATATCAGGGAGCTCCCGCCGGAAACTATTGAAACTGTGAGCTTCTTCTTTGAGAGAGTTTCTTGCTGTCTCTGTAATGTGAATTTCATACATAATACTGCCTCCTATTATTTGTTATATGAACAAGCCGACATTCTTTGCGTTCCACTTCTGAAACGCCTCAGTATCAGCCAGTTCTGGCCTTATTGTCAGGGTATCTCTGATAGTGCACACCGCAAAGTCTCCAGGCATTCTCTCTACATAGGAGAATATTGGGGAGACATCTTCTGGGTGTTTCCCCAAGTGCTTGCTGAGTACAGTGCTCATTGCGTGAAACCCTGAAGGCTTCTCCGGTAACTTGGCTCCCTCTGGGGATTTCTTTATAGAGGCCACAGTGGGAAGATCCCTGAATACTGTCATCAGTCCATATAACTGAGCAGCCGGCCCATCCCCTATTGTGGAACACAGAGCACTAAACAGATGTTCTGTGTTGTCAAAGTCATCCAGAGTTTGTGAGCAGAATTCCCATACCCTTGGGCACACACTTGGCTTTATGTCCTTGGCCGGGGGCTCTATCAGCAACTCCGGGAATAGCCTGAGAAGAGCACAGACTTCTTTTCTGAGCTTCCCTGTTTTCATCCCCCACTTTATCAAGTCTTCAGCGTCTGCCTCCAACTCAATAATCATGTGGAACCTGCTTTTTACTGGCTCCAGAACCCCCGAGACTCCAGCTCGATCTCCCCTCCTGTTTGTGGCTGCAACAAACACCACTGAATTGGGGAGTTTGTGGCCGTTGATTCTCCTGGCCAAGAGCAGCTGCATATAGCTGGCCTGAACTGCTGGAGGGGCCTGTCCAATATCATCTAACAACCAGATCAACAGTTCTCCCTTGTAGGATATGACATACTCCAGATCTCCAAAGGGAAGGAATAGAGCCTTGCCCTTCACTATGGCAGGCATTCCTTTTGCATCTGTTGGATCATTTACAACCGGGTGGGAAACCAGCATGTCACATTTCAGGCGATCTCTCACCTGATCTGTCAGGCTTGTTTTCCCTACACCAGGCGCTCCTACAAGAAGGACTGGCCGGAAACCCCGAATAGCCTTCTCCAGGAGAACTTCTACCATACTTGCCTTCATAATCTTTCCTCCTTTTGGATAAACTGGGACAACCTCTCCCTGTTCATCTCTATGTATTTATCTGTCCCCTGTTTGGCATACAACCAATCGGGGTGACTCCAGGGGTGATGCCACAGCCAATCCCTGATTTCTTCAATACTCAAGGGATCCTTGGGCTGAAAGAAACACCCTGAGCAACTGTCCGGCCTTTTGCAGGCTAAACAGATCTTCGGGTAGTCTCTCTTTCTCACTGCATTTTGAATGACTATGGAAAGCGCCTCTTCCAGGGGCTTATCCAAAGCCCATGCAAGATTCTGTAAAATCCGTAAATCTTTTCCTATTTCTGCACTATCCATATTTTCTACCTCCTTTTAGAGCAGACTGGGCACTGCTCTGGTGTTAGCTCAACCCCACAGGGTTTCGGGGCTGCAAGTTGTAGCTGGTGCCTCACTGCCAAGGCCAAGGGTTTCCCTGGTAGGATAACCCCATTAGACCCACATGCAGGGCATCTCCAGTAGATTCCCCCCTGCCGGACTAAGGCTCCCATTCTCTCATTGTCTGCCTTGCACTTGTCACAGAGGCCATGAGGCATTTCCCTGGGAGCAGCAACGTCTACCTCCTTCAGGAAAGTATCCCCTGATCCGCAACGGGGACACTTCTGAGGTGTTCCGTTCTGGTAGATTTCCAGTTTGCAATTTCTGCAAATGTGCTTGTTGCACTTCCCCACCAGGATAATTTCTCCTGTAGACTCTCCACAATTAACGCAAACTCCCATTGAGGGGTTCACTCCATGTTCCCTGCTTACTAAAATCCCTGGTTCTCTCTTCATCTCTTATTCCCTCCCTCTATACAAATGGTGGGGAGTACTGAACATCCTCCACCTTTTCCACGATTTTCTTGCAGGTCTGCACCGTCCATTCATTTCTCAGGTCGTACCAGCCCTCTCCCAGAGCAGCCCACTTCCTGATACATGTCAGGAAGAGCCCGAAGGTCTGCTGTTGTAGCGTCCTGTGCTCACGAAGGATCTCATCGGCCAAAGCCACTACTCCATCCTGAGTACAACCATTGACAAACCTTGACAGCTTGTTTGCCAGCTCCTTGATTTCTCTTTTCTCTTCAGGTGTCATATTCTTCCTCCTTACTACATTGTTTGAAGCAAGGAATTTCCATTGCTTCCTGTTATTTGTTCTTGAACACCCCATTCTTCTTCAGGGTATAGTACTCCGTATCCTCATCCTGTTTGACAATTCCCAATTCCTGAAGTTTGTCAAACCCGATATCCCCAACAACCTTTTGGAGTTTCCCTGCCGGAACGCTGCAAATTCCCAGGAATGTCTCCCTCCCCAACTTCTTAAACACTCCAGGGATATCTAAAATCTTCCAATTACTTCTCTTGATCAGGGTAAGGGTTCCATAAGGGGGGACTTTTTCCTTCTCAACCCTGTTTTTCCACCCCAGCATAGTTCCCTGGAGCTTCGCCAGCTCCTCCTCAATCTCTTCTTTCTTTATCTTGAGGTAACAGAAACGATCTAATACTTCTTCTCTTTTCATGGTTTTAATCCTCCTTTTTTCTCACATTCCTCATAAGCCTCCATATAATCTCTTCCAGAGGCCAGAAAGTTAATCTGTTCGGCATACATCCGGCAGATTGGGTGAGTATTCACCCATGTAGTTCCATGCCCCTTTTCCCAGGCTTCGTCCCAGATTTTCTTACAAACAATAGCAAACTCCCGGACAACCCCGGATAAATTGCAGGCGTTCTGTACCATTACCGCATTTGCATAATCCCTTTTTTCCAGCATAGTTTTTCTCCTTAAACTCATTCTGTACCGGAAACTTCTACGTATTCACCATCAATCATCTCCCGCTCAATAACAGCGAGAGGCATAACTTCCCAATTTTCTTCCTCTTCGGAAGTCTCAAACTCCTGAAGAAGTCGTTCTTTGGCCGTTACATTCAAATCCCGATAGTAAATCTCAAATTCTCTTTTCATGGTATTTCCTCCTGTTTTTTCCTACAATGTACTGTTTTTTCTCTGCATCCTGCTGTTCATAAGATTCTCCTTCATGGCACGCACCATAGTGTCCAGATTTATTATGAAGGTACCTTCAGTGATCTGGTCAAGTGTGTAGTCAACACACAAGCTGGTGATTGTTTTCGCCATTTTCTTTGAGTAACTTACTTCTTTGATTTTCCTCATGTTGTTTCCTCCTTGTTAAAGATCCTCGTCTATATTCTCCAATTCTACTAGACCTAGTTAAAGATCCTCCTCCAAATTCCCCCCAAATACCAGGGGTCTACAAACTCCATTGCTAAACCCCTCCACATATACAAGATCCTGTGTTTCTGAGGGTACCCCCAGGGTATCAAAGGCTACATCAGCCAAGTCATAAACAACCCTGTTCATAACCTCTTCCCCAAGTTCAGGAAACGCTTTAAGAAGCGTTTCCATAAGCCTGTCCTTCATAACATCCCGTAGACTATTCATGATTTCCTCCTTTAAGGAACCTTTGCTTAAACATAATTTTCCTCCTGAGTAATACCCTGTGGTAGGGCTTTTCTGCCCTTTGTGGGCTTTTCTGGGCTTTTCTGCCCTTTGTGGGATAGATAAACATTAGAAGCAGTAAGAGTCCACCTTGAGGGTTAGATCGTTATGCATAGGGGGGAATGACGGGCTGAAACCCGCATGGGAGTAGGGACTCAGCCGGTATGATAAATCATCATACCTACCCTTTTTTTGAGCATACGCCCATTCTTACTATATTTTCCCTCTATCGGTATGAATAATTCATACCGTTCTACACGCTATTGGTATGAATAATTCATACCGTTCTACACTCAAAAAGTCTTTATATTTTCCTCCTTTTCCTCTATGAATTTTTCCCCAATGATCTACAGGGTCCAGCCCACTTTCCGACCTAGTAAACCCCCCTGATATTATTCAGGAAAATATTTTCAGGGATTTTCTGGATTTTCCAGATTTCTGGTCCTGTCTCAGGATGTTTTCTGGTAACATGCTGATATTATTACATGTGGCCGGAATTCATGATTTCCCAAAAATGGATTTTCCTATGATAAGTGGGGGTCTGACCCACTTTTTGGATCACTTAATTTCCTGATATTATTGGGAATGATATTTTCGGGGATTTTCCTGACATTTTTCCCGAGGGAGTCGAATTAGGGTATTTTCTGGATTATTTTCTCAAAGTAATTACCCCTGATTATTTTCTCAGTATACCAGGATTATCTTTTTCCCAGGGGATTTCCTCCGGTGAGTTACGGAGGTGGCCAGATTTTCTTTTCTGGCTTCCAGGGTTTTTAAATATATCCCCGTGGTGGTGAGTGATTTTCTGGCGTTTGTAATCGCCACCAGAAGCTCCCCATAACTCATGTCCTTAACTCTCTTCATGGATTATTCTCCTATAGGCTCCCACAGGATTCGGTCATCAGCCTCTTCCCAGGTTCTCCTGGCTGGGATAGTGTATAGCTGTGTCTTATTATTCACTATCGGGTGAACTTCTGCTATCTGCCCTGGCTGAGTCTTCAACTGGGCAATTCCAAACCCCAGATCCCTGTAATGTTTCTTACAGGGGATTGCAAATATTCGGTTGCTGTTGTTTGTCATCTTGTCTCTCCTATCCTGTAACGGCGGGCTTTTCTGATCTTGTCAGCCATCACCTGTGTGTACTTGTAATGCTCTTCCTTCTGTAGGGCATCAGGATCGCCTGCCTTAAGGCACTCCTGACTACAGAAGTACTTTCCTGCCCTTGTGCAGAACCCTTCTTTGCCAGGGAAGGTCTTTCCACAATTCTGGCATGTTGTCGGGAACTCTATCATCTCTGTCTCCTAAGTTTCTGTCTATGTCCCAATCAGGGCCTCCACAGGGCCTGTCCCAGCCCGCAATCGGGGCTTCCCCAGGGCCTGTCTAAGCGCCAATCAGGGCTGTCTAAAGTCCTGTCTATACTCCAATCCAGGGTTCGCTGTGGACGGATCTATCCCCACAATAGTCCTGTCCACAGAGCCTACCTGTCCATCAGGGCGGTTCAGATTCCTGTCCTACTACGCCCTTTCGGCCTGTCCGGGTCTTGGCCTACTACGCCCTTTCGGATCACCTCCTTTCGAGCCTGATTTTCCCTTTTGGCTTTTAGGGCGCTGACCTACCTGTCCCTTTTGGCCTTTAGGGTCTTTACCTACCTGTCCACTCTTACAAGGTGGGTCTGGTCCTCTATGGATAAGGGCTCCTGGTCTTAGGCAAGTGGGGCTTGCCCTGATTGTTTATCCCTCATAGTACGCCATACTCACATCTTGCGCATGTGGATGAGTATACAGTTACTGATATGTTAACTGATCTATTATGTATTGTGATATATATCACATGCAGTATAATATTCAGTAACTGAATACTAATTGTTTATGTGCTCTACTGTATAGACGTTTAGCAATGTTAAAAGCTATACTTTAGAGAAATTCCAGTTGATTCGGTAGGCAATTCCCTTATGTTCATACGGGCAATTTTTTGTAGCTACCAGCAGACTCTTCCCTGAATTAGATGGTCTTACTGGTGAATTGATATTCCCCGACATTGTATAATTCCCGTCATTATCTATAGTAAAAGTGGAATTACCATTGCTTAATGCAGTTGGATTAACAGCTACTTCCTTCGTTACGTATTGGATCTTTATCCTTTTACTTGCCATGATATATATACTCCTATATTGTTGGACGTTAAGGCCAAGGCCAAGCCATAAGGCCAAGCCAAGGCCAAGCCAAGGCCAAGCCATAAGGCCAAGCCAAGGCCAAGCCATAAGGCCAAGCCATAAGGCCAAGCCAAGGCCAAGGTCAAGCTAAACGTCTATACAATAGAGCACATAAACAATAGCTCACTAAACTATTGTATCTCTTATTACGATACAGTGATAATGCCCTATATAAAGCAATACTACATGTTTATCAAACATATATGTATTGATATATATAACCAGCCTCTTATTGGATGAAGAGATACAAACTTATTTTAAACATAAGCTATTAATTAGCAGTTACATGTGTCACATAGAATGATAAGTTATTAGTTATAGCTGGATACATATAAACTATATTGGCAATCAATAGCAACACGATATCTATTGATATCTATAATATAACCTATATGTCAGTATTAAGCTGCAATAGCACTATATCTAACAACTAAACTATACAACAAACATAACTCATTATCTAATTAATATGGTTAATGAGTTAATCAACATTGTGTTATTATAGCAAGCGTTGATTGCTGCATTCTGTTTGCACTTGCTATCAGCAGCTTGTAATCAAAGCACTGACAATCGGATATATACGATTGTCAAGCATGTACAAGCTTACTACTATTGATATTGATAGGATATCAATGTAGGTATGTATTTATATATCTATTGTATGCAGTACAACAATACACTGCATACTAACATATATAGATACTATCGCAATCCACTAAGCGTATTGCTGCAAATAACAGCAGCTCGAACATAATCCGCCGGTATCTGAAATTTGTGCTTTTTGGACCTTGATATCTCTTCTAATTGTGCCATGTCCTTGTATGTAAGCGTTAAGGTAGCTACCCGCTTGCGCATGGCCTCAATCCACCGATAGTATGTAACCGTGCTGCTACTCATGGCATTGCCTTGGCAGTATGCCATACGATTAAGAGAAGCACTCCAAGACAAAAGCTAATCAGGACCAACAAACCGAATTCTACTGACATATAATTGATACCTCCCTTTGTGGTATGTTTCCTACAATGTGCGATCCCCATACCAGTTATTTTTTTACACCTACCCTTTTTTTAAACGGGAGGGGACGCAACCACAATTGTTTTTGCGGATTTTTTAGATGGGATTTACTAGGGGTTTTCTCCACATTTATTTTTGCGGATTTTTTAGACAGGATTCACTAGGGGGAAATCTACTATGGGGCTTTTCCCTCAGATTCAGACAGGGGGGCCTACTCATAATTCTGAATTTTCAGATAGAATTCACTAGTAAAACACCCTGTTTATAAAGTTTTACTAGTGAATTGTGCAAAAAGACTTGCACAGGGGGACCAGCATCTCTATACTGAAACTATGCAGGATAATGTAAGACAGTGTCAGAAGCTGGCTGTTGCTGTTATTGCCGGGGCGGTTAAGGACCTTATCCGCAGGAATGCTGATATAAGGAGCAAAGCGGAGAACTGGATATTTGCAGATCGGTTCAGTAAGGATTTTTCTTTCTGGTGTGATATAGCTGATATGGATCCTGCTACTGTGCGAAAAGGTATCCTGCAGATTAAGGGGGTAGAGAAGTTCAGGAAAAAGAGTACCGGAATGAGGGGTTATGGATAGAAGAAAGAACATGCTTATGGGAACTCCCTGTCATACTTACGGGGGTGTTCAGATTCTGTGGGAAGGGGTTCCTGAGTGTACCGGGAAGAAGTGCATAATTTATGATAAGTGTCTGTTTCCCAAGGTAGGGAAGTGTGGGTTCAGGAAAACATATATCCGGTCGGTTGTGATCATGCTGACAAGGTCCTTGTCCAGGGACAGCCTTACCCAGCTCAAGATCGGGACTATGCTCTGTCCCCTGTTTAACCAGTTGTTTCTTGCCAAGATGAAGTTTATGAAGGATGAGTCTTCTGCCCATGGCCGGGAGGTGCGGGAGGTCTTACGTTCCATTGAGGCGGTTTTGAGGACCCTTCCCAGAAAGGCCAGCGGAAAGCGGGAAACTCCTGGCAGTGATGCCGGGGATTATTACCGGCTTATGGAAAAGGCCGGGGCTGCTGGTGATATACCTGAGGAGGTGGTTGCAGTGGATAGGCCCCTGCAGAAGAGGAGGGGCCGGCCTCCTGGAGTCAGCCGTCTTGTCAAGGGTGGGAAATGGGCAAAATAGAGGAGTATCGGTTTGGCGGGGAGGGGTTTGTCAAATGGTGCCGGAATGAGGTCTGCATACCAGTCTATACCCGTAACAGTGTCCTCCCGGTCTGGACTCCCATATCAGATCTGCCGGATTGGCCTGATCCGGAAACTCTCAGGTCTCCGAAGAGTTTCTGGGATAATATGTGCACGGTTGTCAGGGAGGCCCTGGCGGTTAACGAGATCGGTCAGTTTAATCATCGGTTGATAGTTTTCTGCTGGGAACGGGGTGAAGGGAAATCTCTCCTTACCTGCCTTGTCCAGCTGTGGAAGTTTTATAACTTCCCTGCACAGCTGATTGCCCTCGGGGCTAATTCAAGGGACCAGGTTAAGTTTGTCCACTTTGACATTATGAGGGATATTATTCTTAATTCCCCCAAACTGCTGAGGATCACCGGAAGGAAAAATATCCAGGAGAAGGAAATCCGGCTCAGGGATCAGGATGGCATTGTCAAAAGCACTATCCGGTCCATATCTTCTTTCTCTGGAATTGTGTCCAACATCACCGGGTATACGTTTTCTGAAATATTCGATCTCAAGAACCCCAAGTTCTTTTACCAGCTGGACGGGAGCATCCGGAATATTCCCAATGCCCTTGGAATTATAGACACCACTGTCTCCGGCAAGGAACATATCCTGTTTCGATTGTACAAGTTATGGCTGGAGAAGAAAGACCCGACCCTGTTCTTCTCTCACAGGTCTTCCCCCGAGGCAGACTACCGGGATTTCTGGCACCCGGCTATGACACAGCAGCAGCTTGACTCTTACCAGGCCAAGTTCCCCGCTCAGGAGTTCAACCAGTATTTCAGGAATACATGGTCTGCCGGCTCCCACCACCTGATAGAGCCGGAGCTGGTCCTGGCTTCCAATATTATCGGGTATGACAAAAGCCTCGGGATGCAGGGAGCTGTTATCAATGCACTCAAAACTTATGTAAAGAGCAAGAACACCATTGCCCGGCTCCGGAACCTGGATCTTAAAAGAAGGGGCAAGTCCATGGCCATAGAGGATCTGGAAGGCAGAATCAGGGCAGCTACTACTCCTTTGAGGAAAGTAAGCGATGTTTATCAGTTGTGCGATGGAGAAACCCCCAGGATGGCTACCAAGCAGGAGCTGGAAGCGCTTACCAGGTTGTATGACACTGACTGGGCGATCCTGGTTGGCCTGGACCGGAGTGATCCATTGAAAAGAGTTTCCGGAGCAAGGACTATTCTTGTTGCTATGGCCAAGGGTCTGCCTGGCAGCAGGTCTGACCCTTCAATGATGCTTAACCTTGGTGTGCACAGTTATGTTTACTTTATCCTCCACCTGGCACACATAGCCTCAGCCGGGATGGAAGACATAAAGCTGGAGCTGTCCTGCGTGCACTCGGAATATGACGGCATAGACGTGGTCGGCGGAGAGCGGTGGGGTTTGTGGGATCTGGCAACCTGGTGCGAAGATAATGAGATTTTATTTATCCCGATAAACCCGACCACGAACAGGCAGAAAGAAGCGTTCACAGAACTGTACCAGCTTTATAAAGGTGGGATGATCAAAGTCCCCCAGATCAAGGTGCCGGGAGTCAGGGGAAGGGATATCCTCAAGGAAGAAGTGCTGAACTTCGACTACAACCCCAGGAAGGGCACCTATGGTTCCCCGAACAAACATGAAAAGTATGGGATACAGGATGACTCTGTCTTTGCACTGGGATGGGGGGTCTGGAGTGGGAAGAACTTTACTGTGGAGAACTTCAGACCAAGATCCTCCAATATGGTCTTCGGGGAATTCTTCAGGGAGCCGGTCTATGGTAAATATTAATCAGGATATTTTTTAAGAAAATATGCTTGTTTTTTAAATTAAAATGTAATAAATAACTCTTTATGGATTCTTTTTGTAAGAATAAAAACAGGCTTGTTTTGGGCAGGGTCCCCAAAACAAAAATAGCCAGGACGATTTCTCATCCTGGCCACGGTTTCTGTCACCAGCTGACCCGGCTGGCAACAACTCTGTTGGGTGCAGAGCATGTTGAAAAATAGCAGTATATATGCCAATGTGCATATAATACAGCATGATACCCATGTTGTCAAGAGCAATACCATATTTATTCCTGCCGAGTTATCCCCCCGTACAGGCCGGGATAGTCAGGCTACCTTTCAAATACCTGCGGTTTTCAAGGATAAAACCTGGTACATGTCCTCCCCCATACGAAAGTTGGAAACTTCTCTTTTCTCTGCTTCAGCAAAAAGGAACCGGAAGCTCTGCAGGGTAGAGGAACCCTCCTTGGAGAGAGAAGAAAGCTCTGTGTCTGAGAGGCCCATTCCTTGTTGGGGAATGTGTGTTTGTGAGACACCAGGCCGGTGGTTCGAGTATACCGTAAAAACTCCTGCTGACAATATGACAGAAACCACTACACCCTTTAATACTGCCGGAATCCATCAGCCCAGGTTTATGCTTAGCATTTTTGATAACTTACTTTTGAAAACTTCTTACTCTTAAAGTTCTTTGTTTTCTCAGGCTCGGTAGCCTCAAGGTTTGTTGTCAATTTCTATCCAGGCATATTAGGGGTCAGAGGGGTTCTTTATCCATAGAAAGTAGTCTAGTTTTTGGGTGGGTGATTTTGGAAGTGACAAAAATGCTTGTAAGAGAATTAAAACTTAAACCAACAAAAAGACAGGAAGCTACACTCAACGAGTGGTTGTGGTGTCTTACTGGTGTTTATAATTGGGCTTCTCGAAAGATAGAGCTGGATGCGCAAGACAAAATTTATCACAGAAAGTTAGCCTTCCAAAACAGCCTCTCTGGTGTGTCCAAAAAGTTGGACATTCCTTCTCACACAATACAGGCTACTATTCTTCAGGCTTATAATGCATGGGAGAGGTGTTTTAAGAAGGTTTCTAAACAACCCAAACTTAAGTCCGTTAGAAACAAGCTGCGGTCAATTTGTTTTCCAGACCCACTAAATGGAAAGCGTATTTCCGAAAATAGAATTTCTCTGCCTGGATTAAAAAGTGTTCGTTTCTACAAACAAGACTTGCCGGAAGGTTCAATCAAGCAAGCTCGCATAGTTAAGCGCGCCTTGGGTTGGTATTGTCAGATCTGTATTGATACAGTCCACATTTTTCCAGTTGAAAACACTGACGAAGCAGTCGGTATTGACACTGGATTCAAAGACTTAGCCATACTATCCACTGGTAAGAAGTTTTCCAACGGCAGGGAGTTTGTCAAAGGACAAAAACGACTTGCTCAAGCACAACGCGGTGGTAGAAAGAAACTTGCTGCAAGACTGTACGAACGAATTTCAAGTAGACGGAAGGATTATAACCATAAAGTTTCTCGACAAATAGTTCAAAACTTTAAAGAAATTTACATCACCAACGATAACCTGCGTGGACAAGCCAAAATATTTGGCAAGTCGGTTTCAGACGCGGGTATTTCTCAATTAAGACAATTCCTTATCTACAAGGGTGCTCAGCACAGTAGAAAAGTTGTCTTGGTTGATTCGAAATACACCACCATGACCTGTTCAATTTGTGGTTCCTTAACAGGACCTACTGGATTAAGCGGGCTTGTTGTAAGGACTTGGAAATGTGGCGCTTGTGGGGCGCAACACGACCGCGACGTCAATGCGGCTAAAGTAATTCTCAAGTCTGGGCTGGGGTGCAGCCTCGGAGTTCTGGAATCGTCGGGCGGTGCCCGATGAGCATCAAAAGAGAATTACTGTTTTCAGTTACTAAGAAAGATTTGAGAATAGACTATTATTCCGGTACTGGTGCTGGTGGTCAATACAGGAACAAGCACCAGAATTGTGTCCGTATAACACACTCTGAATCTGGTGTTGTTGTCACAGGCCAGTCTAATCGGGATAGGCAGTCCAACATCAGAGAAGCTTTTAAGAATCTTGCTAGTAACCAGGAATTTAAGTTGTGGCTTAATCGTAAGGCAGATGAGGTTATTCAGGGGAAAACTCTTGAGGAACTTGTGGCAGAGATGATGCTCCCCGAGAATTTAAAGGTGGAAGCCTTAGTTAATGGAACCTGGGAATTGCTAAAATAATTTAGATAATGCTTGACAGTTTGTTTTTCTTTGTTGTACTACATTATTGGGGGTACTCCCATGGGAAGTAAGGTTATAGATATTGCCAAGTTGTTCACTGGTATGGAGGAGGAAGTAGCAGATATCCCTGATGAGGTCCTGCAGCGGTTGGCCTTTGCTGTAAACCCATTCATCGGGGAGACCATAGATGTGGGGAAAGACAGTGTTGATGAAGATGGCTTTCCCTTACTAGCCTCCGCAACTGATTTTTCTTCTTTTCACCTTCTTCAAAAACAATGCTGGACTAAGTTCGTCCGGAATCCACAGATAAACTCCTACGTAAGGGATTACGCTGGTAATCTTACTGGTTTTGGTTTTGGTTTCTCCTCAGAAATAGTTGAAATAAACGATGTACTTGACCTCATAATAGATGACCCCCGGAACAGCCTCATGGTCAATCTTACAAAGTACGTTGCCAGGTCTGAGGTGGAAGGGGAACTATTCCTGCCTGTAACTCTGCACCAGGATGGGTTTGTCGAGGTGGATTTTGCTGACCCCTCCTCTTTGCGGGGGGGAGGGGACAGGAACAGTGGGATAGTTTTCCATCCCAAAAAGCCTACTATGCCTTTAATGTACCTGTTTAATGTCAGCACAGCTCATGGTACAGAGGTGCATGCTTACCCTTCTATCTACCTGGCTTATTACCCCGGTCTTTATGATTTGATAAAGGGCCACCAGAGTTTGACAGGCAGAAATGTAAAATACTCCAAGAAAGCAGGGAAGCCTTATAGCGCCTTTGGGGGTTTCAACACCTTCATAGTCTCCTGGAATAAAGGGTACCTTACCCCTCGCAACGTGTCCCACATAAGGACTACTATAGAATGGCTTAACCACTATGAAACTTTAAAGAAATATGAAATTGACCACAAAAAGTCTTCAGGGGCTTATTTGTGGGTGGCTATGTTTGAGGATATGCGGGCTTTTAGAACTTGGATGGCTCTGTCCACAGACGAAAAGGCTGAGACTGGGTTGATGGCCAAGAAAACCCCAGGTGGTACTTTGGTAGTCCCTCCGGGTATGAAGCTCCAATGTATTAACCCACAGCTTACAAACATATCTGGGGCGGACACTGATATTATGCGGATGGCTGTATCAGGACTGAACCGGCCAGAGGATATGATTACCGGGGTGTCCTCCGGGACCACCTTTGCAGGTATAAAGGCAACCAGAGGGCCGCAGGCTGACAGGCTTCAGGATGACCTTTCTTATTTTAAGAGATTTCTGCTTCTGGATTTCTGGAGAGCTATATTTTTCTTACACTCTGCTGCGACAGGCTTCCCGGACAAGTTCAGGGTGCAGGAGGTCATAGGTTTTAATAAGAAGAAGGAACCTATTACCAGATGGGTTCGGAAATCCCCGCACAAACTTGTGGAGGTCAGTTTTCCACAGTCTGAGATCTCTAATATGGAAGGATCTACAAAGTCTCTTTTGGGTGTTAAGCATGGTTCAGTGGTTGAGACTTTGGGGATATCTAAAAAGGCGGTTGCTCAGAAGTTGGGTTTCAGTAATTACAGGAAATTGAGATATGAGGCAGCGGAGGAGGAGCTTAATCTCCCCCCGACTCTAGTAACAGGAGAGGCGGAGTCTGCTGCTGAACCAAAGAAGAAGAAGAAGGAAGAGAAGGAAGAGAAACCTTCTGGAGATGAGGAGGATTAGCTTATGGCATACGCACACACTTCAAAGGTGGCAAAGAAAGAACCCTCATGGGGATCTGTGGACAAAACAAAGTTACCTGACAGTGCGTTTGCAGATAGCAAAAACAGAAAATACCCGCACCACTGGATTTCTGGTGGGGTGATGTACCTGCACAGGGGAGGACTTGCTGCAGCTAGGTCGGCGGCTGGCGGAGCCCGGTCAGGAAAGAAGGCTTCTACAAAGGTCAGCTCACACATAAATAAACATGCAAAGGATATTGGGATGGGCGAAGACAAAAAGAAACAGCAGATAGATATGGAGACCCTTAATGTAGGGATTAATGCTCTACACATTATGGACCCTGAGATTCATGAGTGTCTGTTTAAGAAGGAAGAGGGAGAGGGTGCCAGCTATAACTTTTCTATGATAGGTTACTCCGGGGGTATTATAAAGAACCATTGGTACTGGGGTAATCTGGCCATAGACCTGGCTGGTTTCCTTTTTAACAAGCCGAAGTATCCTATTCTGAGGGACCATGACACCAACCGGGAGATTGGCTTTTCCAAGAAGCCTGCTGTAGAGGCTGGGAAAGGTCTGGTATTTACAAACAAAAATGCTACCCTTCTGGAAAATGAAGAGGCCGTTAAATTTGTTGAAAATGCTTTTAAAGGTTTTCCTTACCAGGCGTCCATTTATGGTAAGCCCCTGGTTATAGAAAAGATCGCTGAGGGTCAGTCTGTAAAAGTTAATGGCCTGACTCTTAAGGGACCAGGGACTGTCTGGAGGAAGACAGAATATATGGAATGTTCAATATGTGTTTTCGGTTATGATGATAAGACCATAGCGCAGGTCTTCTCAGACAATGGCCAGCACTTGGATATGGAAGTAGAAAGTATCAGGACGGTTGAGGAACAAGAATTAACAAATGACAAAATGGAGGTATTCGGTATGGATCTTGAAAAGCTTAAAGAAGAGTCCCCAGAGGAGTATGAGGCTCTGATGGCTGAGGCCAAAGAGGCGGCAGCTAAGGAGCTGGAAGACGCCTTTACAAGCAAGCTCGCTGGGAAAGATGGTGAAATTTCTTCTTTGGCAGCCGAAAAAGAAACCCTCACTGTGACTTTGCAGACAACCGAGGCCAGAGTCCTGGCTTTGGAGAAGAAGGATGTCCTCAGAGAAGAGGAAGCTATGAATTTTAAAGCTGCCAGTATCTGGAAATCTGAGTTGGCCAACAGTGGTTTGCCAGAATGGTTACATGCAAAGGTTCAAAAGCATGTTCAGCGGGCATCTTTCATGGGGGAAGACGGGGGCTTCAATGTTGAAGCCTTTACTGAGGCTGTTAAGGCTGAGATAAAGGATTGGGGGTCTCACGTTTCCCAGGAGGACGTGCAAGGTTTCTCTCTCTTGGGAAGGAGTGTAGAAGGGGGAAGTTCCCACGAGAAATTAGACAGTGATGCTATGGTTGACAGGATGTTGGGCTATGTAGGCCAGAGCCATCCGGACACAACTCACTAATTAGGCATCTATAAGGAGGTTTACTTATGTCAAGTGGAGCTTTAGGGGGGAGCATCCCTCAACAGAATTGGGGACCAGAACAGCCTGGATACAAAAGGCTGTACTACTCAATTCGTGAGATTGCACTCTTACTAGATAAAACTATTCAGGCCGGTTACGGGGTCTTGAGGGCAGGGACCATCCTGGCTGAGAATGTCTCAGCAGCAGGCAACAAGGGGAAGTTAGTACCTTATGCCATGACTGCTTTTGATCAGCTGGATGTTGGCAGGGCTTTTGCAGTTGCCAATGTTGGGGATGGTGCCACCACCATTAATGTGCTGATGGATGATTCCTACAAGTTTACTGTTGGGGATGATCTCATAATTGCACAGAGTGACGGACCTGCCTACCATGATGGTGGAGCCATTGTAACCATTGATCGAACAACTTATCCACATTATGCAGTGATCACTTTCACGACACTGACCACCTCTACTGGAAAGTGGACTGTGGCAAATGGTGTGGGCTGCTATGTAGCGGCGGGGGCTTCTGGAAAGTTGTCTACCGCTAAATACATTCTGGACAAAGACGTTGATACTGGTAAGGGGTCGAATGCCAAGGGAGCTATCACCCCGGTTCTAGTGTCTAACGCCATTCTGTACACCAACTCCCTGGTCTATTTTGACGCTGCTGCAGCTACAGCCCTCGGGACTGTAGATGATGGGCAGTTCACAATTCTTAAATAAGGAGGTGCTTGTATAATGAAAGGATCAGCTGGCATACCAGCATTAGAGCTGGTAACGCTTAATAAATTGATCAGCAAGTTTGACAGAGCGCCTTCTATGTTCTTCTCGAACTTGTTTCCTACCCAACCGTATGACTCTGATTCCATTAAATGGGAGATAGAGTATGGCACATCCGGGATGACCCCGTTTGTTGCTCCGGGCTCTATTGCCCCAGCGATTGGGATAGACGGGGTTGGGGAAGCGTCTGCGAAGGCTGCTTATTGGAAAGAAAAAATGTACTTTGACGAGGAGTTTCTCAACAACCTGCGGGAGCCCGGAACCTGGGCTACATATCAGACAGCTGAAAGAAAGCTGGCCCGTGGGGCTATGAAGCTCCGTAACCGTTGTGACCGCCGGCGGGAATGGATGACCGCTAATATGCTGATAAATGGGACCCTCTCTTATCTTCAGAAGGGTGGGACCAGGTTCAGTATCAGTTATGGTGTCCCCACTACCCACCAAGTTACCCTTACAGGCAATGATCGTTGGAATGTCACCCATGCCGATTCCCAGCCTGTAGAGGATGTCTTTGATGGGAAGAAGGTTATCTCAGAAGACTCCTTGTCGCAGCCAAACTATGCTGTTTTAAATAGTGAGCTGCTGAAGGTTCTTCTTATGAAGGCATCTATTCAGGACCTTCTGAAGAGCAGCGCCTTTGGGGACGGGGACCTGTTTAAGAACCCCTCTATGGTTATTGGAACCCTATTGGGGGTTGGGCCGCTTGTGGTATATGATGAGATGTTTGAGGTCACGGGGTGGCTGACTGGAAATGTTACTGGTGGTGCCACTGTAGCTATTCCTGTGGATGACGCTTCTGACTTTGAGGCTGGGGGGACCCTCCGCTTTATTGACATGTCAGAAGTTAATACCTGGGAAGATGAAACCATAGCTTCTGTGGATGTGGTTGCCGGGACAGTTACAGTATCTGTGGCTCCTACGATGTCCTTTAAGGCAAATGAGGATAAGGTAGTTATGCGGAAGAAGTTTATTCCGGATAACGTCTTCTTCATGTTTGCTGATACTGCTCAAGGGGAGAAGATCGCTGAGTTTATGGAAGCTCCTTTTGGACTTGGCAGGCATTGGGGCATGTATGCTGATACCAAGGATCAGTGGGATCCGGAGGGCATCTATTTGCGTCTACAGGATAAAGGAATCCCGGTGTTGTATCACCCGGATACTTCTTACAAACTGACAGTGTATTAGTAGACACTGTGGTGGTAAAGTGGAATACATAAGAGCCTGTTTAATACAGGCTCTTTTTGCTTGAGGAGTTCAATTCAATTTCTGGAGGGAAAATGAAGGTAAAGGCTTTACGAACGATAAAGAACAGTTCGGTTAAGGATCGGTTTAACCGGGGAATAATTGCCATGAACGCTGTGGTTGGGGACCCTATCCCGCAGTTTATCCTGGATGAGCTGGCAAAGGGCAGTGGCCTTTTTGAGATTGTTGAGGAAGACACGAAGCTAGGTAGGGTGGTGCAGAAAATAGTAGAAGAGATCAGGGTCACCCCGGAGGTTCCAGTGGAGCCAGAGAGGATGGCAGAGGCCCCTTCTGAAGTTGTGGAAGAAGCAAAGGGTGTAGAGGAGTCTAAGCCGAAGTGGAGAAACCCCCCAGAAAGCAATACCCCAGTTACCCAAAAGAAGAAGAAGACCAAGAAAGGTAAATTAAGGAACAAGCTGAACACCATATAAAGGGGTTGTCTCATGACTGTTTCTATAAATGATCTTGCAGATTTTACTACCAAAGTCTCTCTGGAGATGGGTGGCTTATCTGGTAGTATCGGGGTTGGCTGGTGTGATCAGGCTAGTGATAAGACAATAGCTGAGTTCTTGGGAGAGTGGACTTACCCTATTACAGACGCATTTAAAGTTTATTGGTTTCTGGAGAGGGGCAAACGCCACCTGATGCAGATCTTCCTGATCGAGTCTGCCAAGAAGTTTAAGTATAAGCAGATAAATCTTCAGCATAGGTTTGAGCACTATTTCAAATTGCTGGAATTGATGGACAAGCAATTCCTGGAAGCTGCAAAGGACAACCCAGCTCTATTCCCGGTGCCTGATGGTGGGTGGGGGTTCCCGGATTATATTTCCAATACGTTCTCTTATGACTTTATGGGGATAGATAATGAAGAGGAGACTGAGGTAGCATAGTGACTATTGGGCCAGACATAGCTGAGATCCTCCCGGAAGTGGGTATTCTTGTGAGCATCTTTCATCCGGCTACGGGGGTTTCGATTTCTGAGTATATTGATTTTGATATAAACAGGCAGGTTACTAAGCCCTTCATCCGGGAGTTTTTCATAGAATCTACCTTTGCCTATAATACGGGAGCTGCGAGCGGGGATGTGTTGACTTTCAGTGCTGATGGTCGAAAGTTTCTGATAATGAATCTCACTGGGGAGATGTTTGAAAATGAAATAATATCCTACAATGCTGTTATGTATAAATGCAATGAGGTCATTACAGTAAAGCGGCCAGCCAAGACTGGTTGGTCCGGTTCCTATCAGAGGGAGATAACCTGGACGGATATTTATACAAATATTCCAGTCCTGCTTACTGAGCGTTTCTTTGGGACTAACCTTAAGCTTCTGGAGCCAAAGGACCTTTTGGAATTTGATATACTAGACAGTCAGGTGTACATCCCGGCATATTATGGTGTTAAACCCCTGGATAGGATATGGATTTCTGGTACTGAGTACTATAAGGTGGACTTCGTGGAGAAGAGGAAATTTGATGCTGTTTATGCTTGTGGAATATCGGAGGATACCCGTTGATGGGCAGGTTAGTCAGTAAGAAAGAGAAACAAGCTATTGTGAAGCATGTGGTTGATAGCAGGCTTCCTGATGGTGTTCATGTGATTATTGTTGGGGGGTCTAACTATACTGTTAAGGTGGAGAACCCCCTCATCACTATTACGAGAACTGGGAGTAGGCTTACCATTCCAGAGGAGTATCGAATTTAATGCAGAGTTTGGTAGGTAAAAGCTCTTCTGGTCGGTTATTTACCTTGGGTAGGGAAGCCATTGGCCAATTTGTAGGGAAGATTACCCAGGTTGAACAGGCCCTTAACCTTTCTAAATACCACTTTGCTTCTTTCTCGGATGCTACGTGTGATAACTTAGTTGGGGGGGAGAGATTTACGGCTTCCTGTTGTGAGCTGGTTGTTGGGATGATCAAGGAGAATATTGCTACTGGGGGGGCACGGCTGCCGGTTCAGTGGCCGGCTTTGTCTCCAGTGTACGATACACTTAAGAGAGAGTATGCCCCGGATAAGGGTCAATGGGATCTCTCTGGGACTATTTTTAATAGTATTGGTGTTCAGAAGCGGAGGATGGAGGCTGGAAGAAGCGTTGGGATTTTATATAATACTCCAGTAACTAGAATTAACTATTCTATAATGAGGGGGGAAGCTGGGGGTTTTAGTATAAGGAAGTACCGGGAGACCGGAGAGAAGATCAAGCTGAAGCGGACAAAAGTTCGTCCTTCTACCTATGCTTTCTGGAATGAATTTGGAACCAGGGCAACTCAGTATTCTGGGGGGCAGCCCCCTAGGCCATTGTTTACCCCTACATTTTTTCAGTTTACGAAGGACCACCTTCCGGAGTTGACTAAGGCTATTAGGGCTTCCCTTCTAGAGGATTTTAAAAGACTTAGTAGAAACCTTGCAAAGACTAGTGGAATTGGTGGGGTTGGTTATGCTGGTAAATTGGGGAAAGGGCATAAGCGGGGGGCCTTACCTGGGGTTAAGCTGGGAGGGGAGATCTCCACATTTATTTATGAGGATAAGTTTGCTGAGGTTGCTGGGTTGAAAATGAGGGAAACCGGGGCTATCAAGTGGAGAAGGGGAGGACCTGAAAAGAAGTAACCTATGCTTGTAAAAGGGATAACAGTAAAGCAGGTAGTGGTAAATGTAGAGTTCACCCCGGAAGAAGTTATTATGCTGGAATGGTTTTTGAGTAATTGTGAGCTGACGTATGATGGGAAAAATGATTTTCAGGAAAAGGCTCAGGAGTATGTAGTTAAAAAGTTATGGCCAGCTTTGAAAGATTTAATTGAGGATTTGAAAGGTGCCGCTGGATAACACAGCAAAGCTCTCTAACATAGTAAACTCCCTGAAGAAGTACTTTGTGGATAGTTTGTATACAGCAGAGTCCATTCATGTAGAGTTCGGGAAATCCTATGAGGAAGTATACAAAGCCCTCCCGGACAGGGTGGATCAGTGGGCTATAATAGCCTTTGACCCAGTGGTAGTAGATACGCTGTCAGAGCTCAGGTTCTCTATTTACATGTTCAGTCGAAGAGATCCGGAGGCTGCAAACCTCTATTTATTGAGGGACAAAATATTCAATTACCTGATTGATACAACCCAGACAGATGGGCTCGCCAGGGTTACTTTATATGACACCTCCAACCCTGTAAGTTGGGTAAGCATTGGGAAAGGAGTTATTATTGTACCTGCCGGCAGGGCTGACTCCTCTAACTATGAGGCGGAGGATGGTACAAAATTCAGGTACTTCTCCCTGGAGTTTAAATGGGGTGCTAAAGTTTAGATGGCTAAGGTTTCCTTTGTATGCTGTGAGAAATGCGGGAAGAAGTTATTGGAGAGATACTCAAATGGGATGTGGCATTTCAAATTTGGGAAGACTGCTAAGGACGGGAAACCAGTAGTTGACATTCTTATCTATGGTAGTCTAAGCTTTAAATGCACGAGAAGATCATGTGGGCATGTAAATATATTAAACTTTTTTCCTGATACTTTCGTTATGCAATCTCGTTCTGAGAAGCCTGAAGAGGCTGCGCTTTCAATTCCACCAAGGAAATAATACAGCATAAGGAGAATAAATTATGGCGAGAAGTGGTCCGGTGGAGCTGTAGGTATGTGTAAAGTTCATTGGTGCAAAGGGGATGACGGTAAATTAGGTTATTGTAACCGTCATTATTTGCAAATGAGAAGGTTTGGTAAAATACTTCCGATTGCAAGGAATAGAAGCCTCCCACAGGAATTTGAGTTTTATGGAAATGACTGTCACATTCTTTTGTATGACAGGAGTGGAAATAAAATAGCAAGTGCTGTTGTGGATAGGGCTGATTATGAGATTGTAAAACCTTATAAGTATAATTTTTCAGGAAGAAAGTATGTACGTATTTCTGGGAAATCCAAAGAAGGTTTTGCATTTTTGCACCAACTACTTTTGCATACTAGGTGGGTGGATCATATAGATGGAGACAGTCTGAATAACAGGCGGTTGAATCTTAGACCCTGTACAAATCAACAAAATCAATTTAACCAGAAACCTCAAAGAGGTGGGCTATCAAGATATAAAGGTGTTGTGTTACAAGATAGGTCAAAGCCCTACTACGCAAGGATTTACCTGGATGGTATGTGTATTTATTTAGGTTCATTCCTTACAGAGAAGGAAGCAGCTCTGGCTTACAATGAAGCAGCTGAAAAATATTTTGGTGAGTTTGCCTGTTTGAATATCTTATGAGGAGAATAAATTATGGCGAGATCAGGCCCCACAACTAAGGATACCTCGACTATCCCTTTAGGGCTCGCTCAAATTCGGGTGGGGAACAGTGCTGCAAACATAGCTAGCATTACCTCAGTCCTATTGGCGGCAGCTTCGATTGGTGCCCTTGCAAACACTAAGTTTACGGGAGCCATTGATTATTGGAAACTTGAATCAGGCTTCCCACTTTTGGAGGATCTCTCTATTCCAATTAGAGAATCTGCATCACTGGAGTGTGCTTTCAAAGAACTTACTCCATACAACCTGGCGCTGGCTCGTGGTATAGACCCGTCAGCTGCAGTAGCTGCCACCATAGAACTGCTGGGGTCTGTTACAGTAGGTGGTGGCATTGTTGGGGCTATCACGGTAGACAACACTGGAGGTGTGGTAAGTGACACCTGGGTTGTTACTTTTGATGATGCCACTCATTATTCAGTATTTGGATTGGCCACTGGAGTTCTATGTGTAGGAACTCTTATTTCAGCTGCCTGTGCGCCCGATAATGGTGGGCATCCTTACTTCACCATTCCGGCTGCCTATTTTGATGCAAACTGGCTGGCTGATGAGACCTACACTTTTAAGACCACAGCTTATGTGGCTGATGGTGGGTATTCATCTGCCCACTCTGGAACTGTCAAACTTGGGGATCTAAGGTCCCCTGACTTTGTCCGGATGGAGGCTGTGTATACCTACCCCAACCAGACTAACCACATGTATGTTATCTTCCCGAGGGCCAATGTCACCTCTTCAGTGGAGATTGACTGGGCTGCAGAGGATACGATAGCTGCGCCAATAATTTTCGAGGGCAAAAGGAGTGACGATGGTGTAGTTGGAGGCAACGCCGTATGGAATTCTATGCCAATCGGGGTTATACTTTTCGATTGATTAGGAGTTGACAACTAATGAACCTTCTGCTATGGTAACTCTAAAAACTATAGCAGGAGGTCCTTATGAAAAAGTGTTCAATTGTTGGATGTGATCAAAAGCACTATGCAAAAGGTTATTGTAGTTATCATTACGAAAGGTTTAGAAAATATGGTGATCCTGAGATTGTCTTTCCAGGTCCTCGGATAGGGTGCCTTGTTGAGGGTTGTGATGGAAAGCACTTTGGTAAAGGTTATTGTAGAAAACATTATGAGCGCTTTAAAAAATATGGGGATCCTTTAAAGATTAATTATGGCGGGATATCAAGAAAGGAAAATCCTATTTGCTCTATTGAGGGTTGTGAGAACCCTGTTCAGGCCCGTGGGTTGTGTTCAAAGCACTATAAGAGGTGGGAGTTGTATGGAGACCCTCTGGCAAACTTCTCTCGGGTACGTGGGGAATGTTCTGTTAAAGGCTGCTCAGAGCCTGCTCATGCTCATGGGTATTGTAATGTGCATTATGATCGTTGGAGGCGCTCAGGTGACCCAGAGGGACTGGTGGATATGCCTAAAGGGGCTATTGAGGGAACAAGATATAAAGCAATATCTGTTAAAAGGAAAACTGATCTGGCTCAGATACTTTTATCAAGAGTACAGATTGACCCGGAATCCCATTGTTGGCTTTGGGAGGGAAAATCTTTGGAATTAGGGATAGGGCAGAAAAGGTTTAGTGTTACTCGATTGTCTTACGCAACTTTTGTTGGGGATGTTCCTAAAGGAAAGCTGGTGTGTCATGTTTGCGATAGACGGAATTGCATTTCTCCCACTCACATGTATCTAGGGTCTTACAAATCTAATAGGGATGATGCTGAGGTTAGTGAACACTTACAGAAAGAAGGTGGGTTATCAGAAAACAAGGTTCGGTTGGTTAAGCTTTCTTTCTTAAAAGGTAAACTAACTAAGGAGATATCTAAAGAGTTTGGAGTTCCAGAGGGGCTCTTAGAGTGGGCAAGGAGAAAAGTTTGTTGGGGCTACCCAGGTAAGGTAAAGGAGAGACCAGATAGGCCAGTAATTAAATTGGCAAGGCAAAATGTTTTGAAGATAAAAGCTCTGTTAAACGATGGACTATCCGGTAGTGAAATTGCTAGGCAGTTTGGCGTTTCTCGTGAAATGATAAGTCGAATAAAATTGGGAATTTCTTGGAAACATATATAGGTGTAAAAATGACTAAGAAAAAAAAGAAGACGGAAGTTAGAGACACACCAGCAGGGCTGAGTGAGAGGGACGCTGATATCTTGTCTCAGGCAGCTGACCAAGTTCCTATTAGGGAGATAGCTGCCTATTATGGAATGTCCTGCCGGGCGGTGTGTCGAGTAATAGCTGTAGGTAGCCCAGGGACTCTGGTGCAACAGGAGCTGCCTGGATTATTGGAGACCCCGGAGGATATTATCGAAGAAGAGCTGTAGATAAATTAAAATTTAGTTTCTCAATCCTTTTAAGGAGTACCTCGAAGCAATGTAAAGACCTTGCTTCTAATAATATAATCTCTAAGGAGAATTTACCATGGTAACAAGAACTGTTTTAAAGTTAAACCCTCAAACCAGGGAAACTCTTATTGGTGTTCGGGAACTCAGGCCAATAACTATTTACCCCCTCTCACTTGCTGATCAGATGAAGATGTCTGATCTGCTTTCAGAAGCTTTCACAAGTATCATAACAAATTTATCTACCCTGGGAAATGCTGGGGAATTCCTTCCAGAGAACCCTGACAGTGTTCTTGATGTCAAGAAGGTGTCTGGGCAGCTCTCCAATTTTGAAGGCATAAAGATTGTGGTTGACATTATTAAAGAAAACCTGGCTGCCATTCTAAAGTTGGTTTTGCCCCCGGAGGAGGAGGCTTCTTTGGAAGCTATTACCAATCTGCAGTTGTCAGAGATTGCTGATATCATCTACGAAGTTAACTATGAAAGCCCCTCAAAAAACTTGATAGCCCTCTGGAAGAGGGCACAGAATCAGGGAGGTCGGGGGTCAGTACAGAGGAGGTCATCGCTGCAGTCTGCCGGTGGTACGGAGGATATCGGTTAGAGGATTTTTATTCTAAAACTTTTCTTGAGGGGGGGCTAACACTCAAACAGGCAGTAGCTTTATATGAGTATAAACTTGAAGAAGATGAGGGTAGGCTTCGTATTGATGCTGCCCTTCATGGAGTTAAGCTTGGTGGTTCTGACAGTGTAAAAAATGAGGATAAGAGGGTTCCAATGTTTGGTGATCCTAAAGAATATGAGCACATGTCCCCGGAAGAGCGGGAAGAGCTGACCCAGAAAATGCTGGGTAAGCACAAGATCTGGGCTAAGCAGGCTATCTAGCTATTATGAGTACAAACTTTGATGTAAAGGGAACCATAACTGCTATCGTCTCAGCAGGTTCTATACGCATGTTGAACAAACTCCAGCAGGAGTTCAGGGAAACAGCTGTAGAACTTGCAAAGATGGGAGACACAGCAACAGCTAATGCCCTTGGGCACATGTCCATGGCCATGGGGAGGGTTGCCCAGGGAGCTGTTAAGGCTTCTGGTGGGGTTAAGAGCTTGGCCACCAATGCCACCCTAGCTGCTCAGACTGTAGGTTCACTGACCAAGGCTTCCGAGAAGCAGAAACTGATAACAGAACAGCTGGCTGCTGAGTGGAAGTTTGGTGGTGGGGAAATTCAAGGTTTATCTAAAGCTGTAGGTATGCTCGGCCAGAAGTACACCTACTCAGCTAATGCCCAGAAAGCCTGGGTGCCTGCTCTAAGGGCCTCCCTAACAGAAATTAATAAACAGAAGGCAGCCATGGTAGCCTCTGGTATGGCTGTTTCTGCCCATGTGACTGGTCAGGAGCTTTTTGACCGGACAAACCGGAACCTCGCACAAGGGCTCAAGAGCACCAGATCAGGTCTTACTGACTATGACAAGGCTATGGAGAAGGCCCTTGGGAGAAGCCCTGCTTTCCGGTCAGAGATCGAGAAAATATCTGGAGCTGTTGGGACTCAGGGAGCAGCTTTTAAAAGTCAGGTAGCTACCCTCACCAAAGTAGATAATACTTGGAGAGAGCATGTTACCTCTCTGCATCGGGCCGGCACTATTACTACCCAGCAGGCCCAGAAGATGTATGACTCTTACCAGCATCTTGGCTTGTCTGCCAGGGAATTAGGGAAAAGAATAAAAGTAAGCAATGGGGAACTCCTCAATGCTGCCAATTATAACAAAGCTGCTAGGGTAGAGTTGGACCAGCACACAAAGTCCATGGCTGTTTTGAACAAGGCTGAGGAAAAACTGGCTGCTGTTTCCGGTAAGTCCTTATCAACCATACAGGCAGAAACCAATGCTATGTATGGGAGAACAAAGTCTATTTCTGGAGCTGTCACAGAGATTAACAAACAAACTGCAGCTTATAAAGCCACAGTTAAGGAGCAGGGTGATGTTGTAAAGAAAGAGGCAGCTTTAGCTAAGGCTACTGGTGCCCGGATTAGTAGTATACAAGAGATAACCAAACGAATGCAGGCCCAGGGGGCGTCTTATGCGGAAGTAAGCCAACATCTGGATGCCTTGACTAAAAAACATTCCACGGCTGCTGGTCAGATTGGTCGAGTTTCTAAAGCCTCTGATGAGTTGAGAAAAACCAACAAGAGTCTGGCTGGGGAAATTGATGCTTTAGGTAGGATAAAATTAAAGAACATAGCAGCGATTGAGGGCACTACCAAAAGTCTGGAGGGTCTGGCCAGAAAGTATCCCATGTTAAGTAAGGAGGTGTCCTACCTCTCCCAGAAAGTGGCAGCAGGCCACATGCCAGTAGCCACAGCTGATAAACTGCTCAACCAGATGCGTGCTGGGATGGGTCAGACAACTGTTAAGGCTTCCCTCCTTAGCAGGGCTATGTCTTCTTTAGTGTCCCACATGAAGAGTTTTGCTGCGTATGCTGCTGCGGCCACCATCATATCAGCAGTAGTTGCTACCTTTGGTTTTGCCATTTCAGCTGTGGTTAAATATAACCAGGCTCTGTATGATCTTCAGGCCATTACCCAGTCTACAGACAGGGAAGTCGCTTTGATGAATGACAAGATCCGGGAGGTTGGTCGGACAACAAAGTTCTCTGCAATCGAAGTGGCTGCAGCTATGAGGACCCTGGGTCAGGCTGGCTTTACTGCAACAGAGGCTTTGGGGTCTATAGATTCTGTGGCTGCTTTGGCTGCAGGGACCCTAACTAATATAGATCTTGTGGTGGATCTTATCACGACTGCCATAAGGGCCTTTGATCTGGAAACCTCTGAAGCTACTCGGGTAACTGATATCTTTGCCAACGCAGTGAACAGATCAAAACTGACGATTGATAAATTAAGGATAGCCTTCAACTATATTGGCCCGATTGCTGCTGAGGCAGGTATAGAAATAGAGGAAACGACAGCTATGACCATGCTGTTGGCCAATGCTGGTATCCGGGCAAGCACGATGGGAACTGGTCTCCGCAGGACTATCCAACAGTTGATTCAGCCTACTGAGGCTTTTAAGGCGGCTTTGGAAGCGGCTGGCTATACTACGGAAGATTTCAATACCCAAACGAATTCCATGCGGGATATTATCAGAAGGCTGTCTATTGTTGTCCCTGATGCGGAAGCAGCTTTTAAGATGTTTGCACTGAGATCCGCTTCTGTGGTTGCAGCCCTTTCGTCAAAGGGTGTAGCTGGTTTCGATGCTCTGCTTTCAGCAACAAAGAGAACTGGATCTGCTTTGGAAATGCAGGCAAAGCAGTTGGAAGGTCTTGGCCTTATTTACAAGCAGGCTATGGATAAGGCCACGGATTTGGCTCTTGCTCTCGGAAAGGCTGGGGTTACTGGGGCACTTAGGGTGCTTGGGAATAGTCTGCAGTGGGTTTTGGATCAGCTGATCCGTTTTGTAGGTTCTGGGGTTGGTGAGGCAGTCCTGTCTATAGGTGCTTGGGTAGCTGCTCTATATGCTGTGAAAGCTGTCTGGGGGCTTTTGAAAATAGAGGCTATGGCTGCATCTGTTATGGCTCTTGCTGTGAATATAGGCTGTGTTACCACAGCAACGGGAGCTTGGGAATTGGCTCTGGCAGCCCTGAGCAAGCGGTTTGTTTTAATAGCAATAGCTGCTGGTATACTGTATGGGCTTTACAAATTGCTGTTTGGATCTGCTGAGAAAAATGTTGAGGTAAGTACTGATTGGGTGAAGGCTGCTGAAGCAGTTAGGGCGGAAGAGCGTAAAAGGCTGGAAAAGCTTAGAAACTTAGTGACCCTTATCCGGGATGAGACAGTTAGTGAAAGAAGGCGATCAGATGCTCTTTTAGAACTTCAGGCAACGATGGGGGATCTTAATCTTGAAGTAGATAAGTCTACTGGGATAATTAAAAATCAGGAAGAGGTTATCTCAGAAAATAAGGATCGGTTGGATGAGTGGGAAGATGCTCTTGGTGCTTTTGACAACTCTGCAATGGTTACTCAGCTGTTAGAAGCTGTTCAGGTGTATGAGGATACTGAAGCGGCTCTTAAGGAACAGATTAAGCTGGTAAATGAAGCTAAGCTGGCACAGGAGGGTCTTTCTGAGAGTGAGAAGGGTGTTTATGAAACAACTGTAGATTGGGCTAAGAGTCTTGATGCTCCCTTGTTGACTATGATATCTCGCCAGAAAGAGTTGGCAGCTGCTCTTGAAGATAGGACGGAAGGGTATAACAAACTGGCAGATGAGCACACAAAAGCCCATGGGAAGATGGCGACTGGCCTGATGAAATTTGGTGATATGACCCAGAAAGTGTGGGCTGCCCAAATGGTTCAGGCTGGGGCTTCTTATGAGGGAATTGAACATCTAGTAACAGATGCTACTGCTTTGATTACCGAGGAACACCTTAAGATGTACCTGGAACTCCTGGCTGCTCGGGATGGGTACACAGAGCAGGAGAAAAAGGGTGTGAAGAAGGCTTTGGATTTGTTTTACAAACTGACACACACCAAGGAGGCCCTCCTTAATAAAGAGATAATTGCTGTTCGGGAAGCCCATTCAGATCGGTTAAAGATAGTCAGTGAAGCCTATGATGAAGAGATAGAAAGAGCCAAAAGGCTGCCTGACCTTTCAGGTAAAGTATATGATCGGATTGCTGATATTGTTGCAGAAAAGGCTAAGAAGAAACTTACTATCTTAGAAATGGGGTATGAGAAGGAAAAGCAGCTTATTCTGAATTCCGGGATGTCTGCTGAAAAAATGCAGGATAGTATAGCTGACCTGGAGAAAACCACAGCTAACCGGAAGGTGGCAATATTTGCAGAGGCTAACGCACTTTTGAATGGAATGATGGATGAGAGACTTTCTAGGGCTGAGGCTGCTTATAAGAGGGAGGCAGACAGTTATAAGGAGAGTATTGATCGGAGAACGGCTGATGTAAACAGCTATTATGATTTTGAGATAGCAAAGACAGAGGCTCAGTTGGAACACAAGAGAGCTACCGGGGAGACTCTTGTAAACCTGGAAGGTGGCCGTCTTAGAGAGATAGCTGAATTGGGGGGTGCTTTGGTCTCCCTGGAGCAGGCCCGCTATAATGAGATAGCAGCCATTGCGGAAGAATCTTTCTCCAAAAGATTGATTGATGAGGATGTGTACCACAAGCGGAGGGTCCAGATTGCTGAGGATTCTTTAGATAGAGCCCTGGAGCTGTACAAGGAGGATGATGAAAAGCGGGGAGAGGCAGAAGCAGAGTTAAATGAAAAGCTTGTCGAGATCAGTAAAGAATCGGTGGAAGCCAGGTATGAGCTCCTGACAGAGTGGTCTGATTACCTCAAGGATAAGTATGATACGGCTGTTGAGCATACTCGGGAGTACGCTCTTGCTGTTATAAAACTTGAGCAGGATATTCAGGATATCCGTAGAAAAACAGCTGAGCAGTTGGAGGCAACAACTGAGAAGACAAAGAACTTGCTTCTTAAAGTTGCCCAGGCAGGTATGACTGAGGCTCAGAAGGCTGCCAGTGATTATGCAGAGGCTTGTAAAAAGAAAACCCAGGCAGATGAACTTATGGCTACTGAGGTGGCCGCAAATGTTGATAAAGCTATAAAACTGTACCAGGAATATCAGGAAGCCATGGCTGATTTGGGGGTGGCAGCTGCTCAGGCTCATAAAAAAGAAGTTGACGCACTTAAGGAAGCCTATGACCTGAAGCTTAAGGCAGACAAGCTTTGGGGGGAAGGGCACAAGAAGGAAGCAAAGAAACTTTATGATGAGTGGAAAGAAAAAATTGATGCAATAAACAAGGAGAAGATCAAGCTTCCAGTTACCCCTAAAGCTGCCGAGGATGCAATAAAGGCTGTTGAGGATCAGATTATAGCTGCTCAAGAGAAAGCAGGTGATCTGGCAGAGATTGCAAAGAAGAAAGAGATAGAGGTTGCTCAGGAGAGGGCAGATCAATGGAAGCTTGTTGCCGATATGCTCAACACCAGGTTTGTTGAAATTGGAAAAAACCTGGATGAGATAGTCCGTGATCGGAGTATGACCATAACTGTTTATTATGATGAGGTTAACAGGCCGGACACCCTGAATAAAGCTAAGGGAGGTGTGATCACCAGAGCATCTGGGGGGACAGTGCCGGGTACTGGCACCGGGGATACTGTCCCGGCTATGCTTACTCCGGGAGAGTTTGTTGTTAAAAAGGACAGTGTAAGTAAATTTGGGGTTCCATTCTTGTCAGCCTTGAATGCTGGTTTATTAAAACTCAGTAAGCTCGCCAAGTTTGAGGCTGGTGGCGTGGTTGGTGGTAGTAATCTTTTACTGGAGCAGCCTGTTGATACTAAGAGCCTGCGTAAAATGGTCAGTTCTATAATCAATCTTGCAGACAAACTCACCAGAGTCCCAGCTCAGCCGGCTGTTGCGAGTAAAGAAGGGGAAACGCTTGGTAGGTATGAATTTGTTCTGAATATTGGTAGCGCAGTTCTTTCTGGAAGAACAACCAAGAGTGTACTGGACAGGTTCCAGTCGGAGTTGAGAAGGCAGGAGCTTGTTAGAGGATTGCCGGCATGATTACTTTAGGAGGAATAACTCTCCCTAATGATATGTACATAGTACCTGCTCATGGTTGGACTGGAGTAGTTGCTGAGGTAGAGCGGTCGCTAGGGAGCAGCCTGATTATCTGGGAGAATAATATCCAAGGAGGGGAGGTCTTTGACCTTGTTTGTACAGCTAGTATGGGGTGGATTTCCTATTCTGTTTTGATGCAGATTAAAGCCCTTGCTTCTGTAGCTAAGGCTACCTACACTTTGGTTTACCGGACTGAGACTTTCACAGTCAGGTTTAGAAGTGAGGATCCCCCGGTTTTGGATATAGAACCTATAATCCCAAGAAAGGAGCGGACTGATGATTCCCATTCCTATTTCTTTGGGAAGATAAAACTTTTTGTTTTACCATAAGGAGATGAGCCATGAGCGTTTCAGCAGATGATATAAAATTTAGAAAGTCAGTTGTGGTGACTGATACTGTGGCCAATGGTGGAAGAGTTGGCTATGTGCAAATACTGTCTGGGGTGAAGCATAATTTGTTTCCCAGAGTGACTAAGTCAGAACGGACTGCGGGGGTTACTAGATACCGGAAGCAGTTTATTTGTAATGAAAACTCTGCTGATGAGATTGCCTACTCTGCTTTGGTATACCTGGAGTTCCCTACCAATGCAGGAGACCGTATTCTGGCCGCTTTAGGTACAAAAGAGGACACCCAGAATGACCTTGATAGTACCTATAAGTGGGCCTCTTGCGGGCCACTTAATGCAGGGGTGTCTGCGGGGGGTGTGACTGTGGCGATTGCCATGGAGAACACAGATGTTGATATTTTGAATGGTGGATTAATCCATATTGCGAATAAGTATGAGTCTGGGACGGTGGATACCACTGCCCGGATAGGGGATTCTGTAGAGTACAGTGTCCCCCTTTCCAAGTGGATGCCGATAGCTCATACGGATGATGTTATCTATCCGAATGGCTTGTACCTGGGTGGTTCAAAGGTAATGACTATCCAGCCTACGGACACGGAAGAGTGGCTTCGTATCGCTGATCCGGTGTATACCGCTGAGGACATAGGCACTGGTGACGGGGTTGATACAGCCCCACCACTGACAACCCTGGCCAACGTGCCAATTTGTCTGGACTCAGACAAGCTCCCTGTTGTGACTACGCTTGATGGAGCGGATGTGGCTATGACTGTGAATGTAGCTGCTGATGGTACCTGCTCAGGGGATTGCTCTGCTGGGACCCTGAATATGGAAACTGGAGTCTGGACTGTAGATATTACCTGGACATCTGCTCCGAAGAATGCACAGGACATCTTAGTTACGTACCACGAGAGGGCACATACCTGGTCAGGCAGTGTAGTTACCATTGCTTTGGATGATATGCTGGCAAATAACTACTTGGCTGCGGAGACCTATGTGGGAATATGTCTGGAGCTTGGGGATATCGAGCCTGTCTTTTTAGATTGGGTGGAGATCTCATCAGCCGGAACGTATGATGAATCAACTTATCCTTTGGTGCTGAGCAATCTTGGGACTGTTACGGACTCATTTACTATCACCTTTACGGACGCAACGCATTTTGGCTGTGCCGGGGTTGCTGAAGGGAGTCTTGGAAGTGGGATAGTGACATCAGACTTTGCCCCTATTAACCCGAATACTGGGCTGCCCTATTTTACTTTAGATAAAGACGGTTGGAGTGGGTCTTGGGTATTAGGGGATACAGTAACATTTAAGACTGTAGCTTCTGCGGTGGGGGTTTGGTTAAAAGAAATAGTTCCAGCTCTTACTGCGGCAGAGCCTTTTAACTTGTTGGTTTTGGGACTCTACTGTGAATAGGAGAAACCTATGAAAGTGGTTGACTTTGTAAGTAGGAGTAAGGATTCAAGTATCCCAACTCTGTTTCCAGAAGAAAACCTGGTTGTGCTTTCTAAAGAAGATCAACAGGTCCTTCAGGGTATGGCTGAGGAGTTACTGGAAACTGCTAATAAAACTCAGCTCTTTAGGACTAGGACAGAGATGGAAGTCTCTGTGCTTAATGAGATCAAATTTCCCACCCCCGCAATTAAGTATTGGCAGGCGATGCGAGAGCAGAATGTGATGTTTTCAGAACTTATGATGCTCTCATTTGAGTATCGTAAGAACTTGATTGAAATGAAGATGATCAAGAGGGATGTGGAAAGCCTTGGAGATGCTCTTCAAAAAGAATTGCTACAGGTAGAGTGGGATAAGCGAAACTTTATCAGGGCACAGCAGGAGAGAGTGGCTAAAGCTCGGGTCCGGGAACTGAAAAACTGGTCAGAGATCAAAGAGCGAGAGGCCAGTAGGATGAGCCAGGAGGATCTGGAAGATGTTGATAACTCTCAGTTGCTCGGGTACACGAGGCGTTGGATTAACCAGGCTATAGTTATGGGGAGTGGGGGAAGCCCCTCTGAACGGCAGAATCTTTTTGGACAGCTCCGGACAGGGATGCTTGTATGTATTGAAAAAGGTTTGGTTGATGCTGTTTTAAAGGGGTTGGATCCCAGTGTTCAAAAACAAATTAAAGCAGAGTATAAGATTTAGCTATGCCAGGGATCTGGTCTGCAGGAGGTAATCTTATTACTGCCCGTCAGGGTGTGGCTGGTTGTGGGTTGCTTACTGCCGGCCTCAGCTTTGGGGGCTACTCTACTACCTATTTAACTGTTACTGAGGAGTATGATGGGACATCTTGGGCTTCCGGAGGGGATTTATTAACGGCTACAGAGTACCCTGGTGGCTGCGGTACCCAGATAGCAGGTCTCTGTTTTGGTGGTTATGTCAGTGCGGGTAAGACTGATATTACTGAGGAGTATGACGGAACTGCTTGGTCTTTGGGGGGAGTCCTGCCAGCAGCCAGATCAAAACATGGAAGCTGCGGTACTCAGACAGCTGGGTTGGGGTTTGGTGGTTATTACGGCTACTCAACAACGAATACTTCCATAGAGTATGATGGTACAGTCTGGTCTTCTGGGGGGAATATATCAGTAGCCAGGCATTCTCTGTCAGGTTGTGGTTTGCAGACAGCGGGCCTGTGTATAGGTGGGTACTCCTATATGAAGCGGACGGAGGAGTATGACGGTACAAGTTGGGCTACTGTATCGGATTTGCTGACTGGAGGATACTCCAGAGCGAGTTGCGGTTTGCAGGCAGCGGGCCTGTGTTTTGGTGGGTATAACTCAAGCCTTCTGGTTTCAACTGAGGAGTATGACGGAACTACCTGGACAGCTGGGGGAGACTTGAGTACAGCTAGGTTATCCCTTGGTGGTTGCGGGATTATGACGGAGGCCCTGAGTTTTGGGGGTTACTCATCTACCTATGTGAATATAACAGAGGAGTATGGCTTAGGGGTTCCTCCGGTAGAGGCTATCTTATCTAGAGTAAGTTTTCTATCTGCTCTCGGAGTAAATGATGCTTTCAGTTTGTTCAATCCCATGGGGGACTCCTTGGAGCACTTCACAGTTGTCCCACTGGCAGAGATAGAAGTCAAATCTTTTATTAACACGTTATCAGACTATCTGAATAGTAGTCAAAAACTCTTAAACTCACTGTCTGCCGGAGATCCCTTCAGTTTTAAACGGGATCTCCTTTCTTCAATTCAATCTGATTTTCTTAGTCAGTGGCCTTTACTGGATCTTTCTGATTCTTTGAGTAAAACTCAGGCGCTTATAGCCTCTTTGAGTGATAGTCTTACAGTAAGGAACTCTTTGATTGGTGAGTTGGCTTTGCAGAATGACATCCAGACGATTTTCTCTGTTCTTGGTTCTATGGAGGATCAGCCAGCTTTGTATCCGGACTGCTCCATAGAAGTGTATTTGAATGGAGTTCCCGTTACCAATAAAATTCAATCCCTATCTTTAATAATGGGTAGAGAGACATTATTTGATACTCTGTCTATAAACAGTATTGACTCAGCTTTTTATTTGGATTTGCAGGGTCTTGTGGGGAGTGAGACTTCATACATTGAGGTTATTTATAAAGGAACTGCCTGGTTCTTTTTGGTAGAGGAAGTTTCTAATTATGAGCGGAGCTTTTCTGTTTGGGGAAGGTCTATAGCTGCGGCTAAGTGTGACACTCCTTTTAAAATCAAAAGTAGTTATGTTTTGGAAACAGATACCCTTGCCTCTGTTGTTGCAGCAAATCTGGTTCCAGAGTTGGCGATAACCTGGAATGTAGTTGATTGGATGGTCCCTGAAGGCTGGACAGTAACGGGTACTCCTGTTCAGAATCTGCAGGAGTTGGCAAGTGCTGTTGGTGCGGTAATTAGGACCTACCCGGATGGTACTGGTTTACATGTTGAAAAAAGATATACTGTCAGACCTGTGGATCTGCCCTACGTTGCTGCTGTTGATACCTTTGACAGGAATTCCAACCTTATATCCTTAAGTGTTTCCAGAATTTTAGGGACTGGGGAGAATGCTGTTACAGTATATGGTTACTCTGATTTAAGTAATTATTCCATAAATTTGGAGGCAGATAGCTGTACGGTTGTGGGGCAGGATGCCAGGATTAAGGTGTACCCCGCTTTAGGTGGGGTTGGTTATACTTTGGTATCTTCTATGGGAACCCCGGTGTACTTGTATAAGGAAGCTATCAAACAGACAGAGGTTGTATCTTTCGTTGGGGGTAAGGGGTCTGTTCGGTATCCTATAACAGATTTGGAAAGTATAGCCTGGGATGGGATATCCCCTTCGGGGTTTGATTATGTAAGCAGGCAGAATGAGATAACCCTGATGGATGATACTGTGGCTGCTTTGGGGGAGGTTCGATATACAACTAGTTATGATGTCTGGAAAATAACCCGAAGTAGTGAAGGGTCTATTCTGATTGTCTGTGTCCCAAGCGAGAGTGGTGGAATTGTTGCCCTTGTGTACTGGGATGATGGAGATTTGGAAGCTGAGAGTTTGGACAGGCCAATTCTTACCTCTATTGAGGCAGCAATAGAGGCTGGTACTGCCTGGCTTGATGATAATGCTTACACGAAGCTGATCCGGAGTATCTATGTGCCCTGTAGTACAGCCATGGATGGGGAGGTTGTGTCTATAATTAGTGAGGAATCTAATGTGTTTGGCAATGCTCTTGTGGACAGCCATAGTATAGAGGCGTCCAGGGTCTCTGGTGTTCTTAAGGTTTGCTCTAATATTCAGGCTATCCAGTTTGAGAGGTAGGTATGGGACATAATCTAAATAATTTATCTGTGTTGCTTGTGAAGCCCCAGACAATCAAGCCTGGGAGGGTGTATAAGGCAAAGAAAAATGGGAAGTGGCAGATAGCTACAGGGAACATGATGCTTTTGGCTTCTTCTTCAAAAGAACTCCTTCCAAAGCAGAGAGTAACTGTGGGTAAATCTTCTGAAGGGTGGGTGGTTCTGGATTCCAGCATGTTTTCTAATCCATCAGTAGTGAGGGTAAGAATATCGGGATGACTATTGAAAGCAGTATACTTGTAGAATTTAAGACTAGTTGTGAATCGGCTGACGGTTACTTGTCAGTGGAATTGGATGATGAGCTTAATGGAGACAGGTCCTGTTTTTTGTATGGGGAGAAAGTCTACTTCCGAATTTACCATTCCCCTAATTTAACTATAACTGTTGGGTCATCTGATGGTACGATCTTTTTAGAGTCTGTAAATTCTATAGAGAGTCTGACAGAGAATGTCTCTTTTGCCAATGAAAACATTGGGAGCCTGAGTAAATTTATTAAGTCGATTACGAGCTATTCATGGTTTGGTCGGTCTCTTGGTACAATATTGAAAACTGGGGACACCTCAATCAGAGCAGCCAAAACAGGAGTGGCTGTAGCAGCTGTCAGTTACACAACTCAGTATGATGTGTACTCTTTGATTCTGTCAGACAAGGGTGTAGAGGAATATCCTGTACTGGTTCTGGTGTCCGGCAATGTCTAGTGAATCTCTCTCAGTAACTTTTAAGGCGTCATGTGAGGAGGCAGAGCAGGCAGAGCAGAGCTGTGAAATCTCCATGGAGCTGGACGATGTGTTAAATGGTGGCAGCTCTGAGTTTGAATTGGGAGAGCAGATATTTTTTAAAGTCTACCCTACTGACAGCTATCTTTTTTACTCTACTCTTGGGGGCACTTTTTCTATTTTATCTCCAAACAAAGTAGGGACACACACAGAGGAGCTTACCTTTGATGGGGAAACGGAGGCCAATCTTACATACCTCTTGTCTGGGTCTTTTTCGTATAAGTGGATAGGTTCTGCTTTGGATGCTGAGTTTCCTCATAGCAAAATACTGCCCTCGGTTATTGCAAAAAAGGGGAGTGACACAGTTACATTGTCTATAGCTGTTTATGGTGTGCTTGAGGTTACTTATGGATATTCTTATGCCTCACTTGCCTTTTCCCCGGTAAAGTCAGGGCGTCAATCTATCCTGGTTTGTAGAAATTGTGAGGAAGTAGGGAAAGAGGCATGTGCCTTTTATGAGCTGGAGGTAGCAGATGCAGTTTTTGAAGATGTTATTTTGGTTATAGTTGATGCTTGTGACAGTAACTATAAAGTTGAAGGAGCCCAGGTAGTTGTGGATGGAAACTTGATTAACTCTGTTTCTGGTGAGGATGGGAGAATTAATGTTGGGCTGCTGGCAAAAGGAGTTCATACTATAAGGGTTACTGCTCCTGGGTACACGCCGAGTGATGCGGATTTACTGGAAAATGATTCTATAGTAGTGGGATGAGTGAATACACAATAAATCTTTGTCCACGAGAGCCGAAAGGGAAAGCAATAGAGAAAACTCACGATTCTTTGCCCTCGGCTGAAAGGGGGAGTCAGGATACTATCTCTGATTTTTGTTCATTTATTCAAGCACTTATAGAAATGTATGAGGCTTTGGGGGATACTGAAAAAGTAGAATACCTTGAAAGAAGTCTTGAGTTGTGTGAGTTGGCAGCCAAGTGCGCACTGGAAGACCGGCCTTCTGAAGATGAAATATTATCTGTTCCTGTATATACAATTCCATTGCAGTCTACTACAAATGAGCCCAGGGTTGGTGATTTTTGGGAGGTGCCACTTTCTCCAGGTGACTGTGATCCATTTGAAAGTGCTGAGTTGGAGACTATAAGATGGGAACAGGAAGTCACTCTTGAATACACAGCATTTGGGCCGTCAACTAAGACTACTGAGTACTGGATTTTTAAGTGTCGTGTCCCTGATGGGTGGGTTATTAAAAGAGCTTGCTCTGAGTGCTTTCCTTCTGGAGCATTGCCAAAGAGGGCGTACTTGTTGGGTAGTTTAGGTTTTGATGCTTATGTTGGGGAGGAGGTTTGGGAAAGATCTGAAGAGTCCGGGCAGCTGCGTAAGACGGGGGAGCTTCAGTGGAAGGTCCATAGAAAGGATCTGCCTTTGCCGGGAGAAGCACTGTTTGCTTTAATTGTAGTTGGTGGGAGTGGGGGTATGGAGATATCTAAACCAACATGCCCGGTTAAAATGTGTGATGTCTCGGATGGGGATTGTTGCTTTTTTAGAGAGTATAGTTACCACACATCTGGGAAATTTTGGACTGTGGGTATGACATTCTTTGCAACCCCAACCTGGACTGGGGGAAAATTGCTTGACTACTACACAGACTCTCTGGGTTGGGCAGGATTGGAAGAGGGGGACAAGACATACCCTGTATGTGGTGTTTATGGGGATTTGTCTTTAAAATATAAAGTTCAAGCAGAAGGAGAGACTATAGAGGTTACTGCTACCGACTTTGCTGGGTATGCAATAGGCACCCACGTCTTCCTCAAGAAACTGGGAAAGAGGTATGGAGAACCCTTTTCTGACTCATGTTTAGGTGTTGGTGAGGATACTCCAGCAGAAACAGTAGCATTAGAGAAACTGGGAGAGTCTGATGGTACCTGTTACCCCAATCTGTCTAATCTTTCCAGGGCTCCGATAGACCCTAACTCTCCGATTACAATTAAGACAAGCTATGACACCCTTCTGCCAGGGCCAGTTATGGGGATATTTCCTGCTTGGCTCACAACTGAGATGACTGTTGTGGTTGACCCTAGTGGGGTTTGTAGTGGGGATTGTACTTCTGGCCAGATTAACTTAGCTACTGGGGAGTGGGTAGTCCCCCTTTGCTGGACTATAGCTCCAAGTGGTGAAAGGGATGAGGTTGTAGATATTGTGTGTAGTTACACAAAGAAGAGTGAGCCTGGGGGTGATGTGGTTATCATGCCTTGGCATGTGATGAGTATGGGTGGATAGCTTGAGAAAGAACCAGGTTAGGATAGCACAAACCTATGATCAGGACATCTTGGTTGGGGAGATCAAAGAGATGAATTCATCTGACCCAATCACAGCTAATGTCCGTATTGATAAAGATCAGCCTTACGAAACAACCCCTTGGGAAGTCTATACTACTAAGGTTGTTGGAAACAAAGTAGGCCCCAGTGCGGATAATAACCATGAGTATGTTTGTATTGTGGCGGGTATGACAGGGGATACCGAGCCTCACTGGGTTACAGATGGTGGGGTTATAATAGATGGTGGGGTTCTTTGGAGGGATACTGGGGTATATGATTTAGAGACCTGGATGGAGAGGGTCCCCTTTTTCTATCACTGTTCCCCAGGCAATACAGAAGGGGGTGCCTCTGCGTTCCATGAGGGGGATAGGGTTTTGTTGGCAAAGGCCAGTGAGGTGGGTAGCAGTAGGTACTATATTGTTGGTTTTGAGGATTTGCTTCCGAGAGCCTGTGAGTATTATCTCAGATTGACTTTCAATGGGTTTACACCTGCTCTTGGGGGAGAGGAGATTACAGTAAGCCTTGGAGAGGATAGTGAGTCTAACATTGTAGAACCTGGGGGGCTTTGTGGCCCATTTATGGAAGGGTCTGGGACTGGGGAAGAGCAGATCTTCCTGAACAATGGTGCCCTTAGTAAATATTTTACTCATTATTTTGAAGTGCCTGTAGGGACTCCTGGATGGGCTGCAGGTACAGTAAAAGCTGAGGGAGATCTCATAGATGTGGTTGTTTCTGGGATATCTCGTTTGTGTCGTTGTGTGTCAGGAGGGGTAACTTGGGATATAGAACCTGTTTGGCCTTCGGCAGGTTCTACGATTGAAGATGGTGGTGTGCTTTGGGTGGTAGAGGGGGAGATCATCCATTTTAATATACAGTTTACTGAAGTTTCTGGGCATTTCTCTTTAGAGGTACAGAAGGTGGCTCTGGGGGCACCGGATATAGACTTGAATGCTGTCCTTGTACGAGAGAGGCTCCATGATATTCCTCTAGGGAGTTGTGTTAAGACAACGGAGATAATTGATAGTAAATCTTATGTGGTTTACTTAGTTGATTTTACTAACCTGAATCTCCTGTACAGGAGTGAGAGCAGAATGTTGGAAAAAGATCCTCATTGGTCTGATCCTTGTTCGCTTGTATGTGACACCGCAGAGTATATCTCCCCAGAAGTGTGTGATCAGCGGTATGTGCGGGAGGTGTCTAAAGAACCCTCTGGTTACTGCCCAAATGTATCTGGTTATGAGATAAAAGTTAATCTTTGCCCACCCTGTGTAGACTCTTATTATGATCATGCTTTAATTACAACTTGGGGATCTAGTAGGTGGCTCCCAAGCGATACATTTGCAAAAGAGAATATATGTATCCTATCTGATTTATTTGGCTGTTTACCTGCTTACACAGCCCCGGAGCTTATTTTTACTCGTTCGATAACCTGTAATCAGGGCTGTTACAGGAGAAATATTTTTGGTTCTTGGATCTTATTGTATGCAATATACTCAGGGACCATTGATTATTCTAATGACAGTGAGACTGAATTTAGTATGGCTTTAACGCCAGAAAGTAGATTTTAAGGAGAAATGGATGATCACTTACGATTGCAGTACAGATGGAAATAATTGCTTTGGTTTTGACTCTTATGAACCAGATGGTCTTTATGAGGATTCCATAAAAGATGATCTCTATTACAAATGTCTTTACAGGGAGTGGAAGGAGTACATAAAAACTTTATGGCTGGATGTTCTGAAAACCAGGGAGTATGTTTGTGTACATTATTTGGAAACTAAGCTATTCTACCGGAGAAGATTGATCTCCATTTCAGGGAGGCTTTCTAAGGTAGGTCATTCAAGGAAGAACTGAGATTTATCACCCCCATAGGGATGTGGATAGAATACTACAAGGAGGTTTATAATAATGCCAACCTATAGAAATGATGGTTCTGTTACCTACAAAGTCAGAGATGTGGACCGCCAGAAACAAGTGGTTCAGCCTGGGGAATCCATAGCCACCCCATACTCTCTGGCTGCACACTCTGATTTTGTGAAGACACTGGATGCCCCAGCCAACCCTGCTTCCTGGAATATTACTGTGGCAGTAGGGTCAACATTTGCTGATAACTTGGTTGATATTGGGGCTGTCCTGAAAGCGAAGTCCGGGCATATCAGGACCTCGGCTACGGTTAACATGCGATTTAACTCCCCAACTGGGGATATGGTTGTCTTTGATGTAACTGCCATGGGGTATATCTGGGAGTTTACTGAGGAAGATGACTTTCTAGTGGACAAAATATACTTTGAAAACCCACCAATAAGCGGGGCGGTTGATATCTACGTAGAAGTGGTTGCCAATAGCAGATAGCAGGAGGCTCGGGAGATGCCAACTTTCCATAAGCCTGCCCCACCGGCTACTCCTGGAAAGTCTTTATTCATTCATGGGGTAGCTGAGGGTACCCTGGCAGAGCTTTCTTGTCATAAAAAGCTGGACGTTTATATTAGGAGAACGAAAGGCTTAGGGGATGTCCTGATGGCTGCTCTGGTTTCCCACAGTCTGCGTAGAAAACTGCCCCCAAAGTTTTGTAAAGTCCATCTGATAACCAGCCCACCGTACAAAAAACTTATAACAAAACTGAAATTGGTAGACTCTGTCTGTTTGGATGGTAGTTCTACTGGTTCCTTTATAGTTAATCTTCAGGACAAGGTAGATTACTTGCCCCACTGTGCTGCTTACCATAGACTTGATCTTATGGCTATGGGTGTTGGTCTTAGACCTTCTGATGTTGTTGCTAATTACAGGATTAAGGTAGACCCTGCCTGGGGGGATTGGGGAAGAACCCAGCTGAAGGAGTTTGGGAATAACAGGATTATAGCCTTAGCTCCCTGGGCTACTGCTCCAATACGGTCTTGGCCTAATTGGGAAGAGGTTGTTGGGACCCTCCTGAGTAGGGAGTATGCCATTGTTCTTCTGCACAATCAGTTTGTTAAGCTTGAAAAGAGGGCTGGTCTTATAAATCTTACTGGAAGGGTTAATATCATGCAGTTGTTCTCTGTTCTTTCTCAGTGTTCAGCTGCAATAGTGGTGGATTCAGGAATACTCCACGCTTGTGGGTTTCTGGGTATCCCCTTTGTTGGGCTTTTTGGCCCTATTGATCCTAGGTTCCGGGTAAAGTATTACGGCAGCAAGGAGATTTTATTCTTGAAGGATACCTGCAAGATCTGCCCTTGTTGGGATTGGCAGATGGGGGCCTGTAGGGATGTGTCTTATTATATGGTTTGTATGAAGAGCATAACACCTGAGATGGTAATGTCCTCTCTTAGAAAATTGCTTTCTAACGGTAAGGAGATGAAAGATGATACAAAAGTGGGAGATCAGTCAGTATGGGGTAGCTCTAGCGGGGAGTTTGGACAAGTACAAGAATCTGGTTTTGGAAGTGAAGCCGGACCTGGTTCAGCTGCCGCTACACATATATCAACCCTCGATTGATGTCTGCAAAGAGGTAGTTGATTCTGGGACGAAGTTGATTGGGAAGCTCGTACTGCCGAAGAACACGGTTCAGGTTCCAAAGAACCATTTTGCTGATATGTTCAAGAAGTACAACGGGCTTATCAGTATCTGGGATTTTGGTGGAGAGCCAGAAACAAGACCGGATCAGGCTGGGTGCAGGTTTGGGGGGAGCCCAAAGCAGTTTGTAGATTTGATGTCAGCTTTTTATTACACAGGCAAAGAGATAGATCCTGAGAACACAATAGGGGGCTGTGGTTGGATTACCCCCACGTTTAATGGTCTCTTAGGGAACGATGACAGAAGTGGCTTTCTGCGAGAATGCCTAGGTTACTGGATAGGTGATGTTTTGGATTTTGTTAGTCTCAATTTTTACGTTTATGGTTATGGGGGAACCAAAAACATATTCGTTGGGATGGGAAAAGTTAATGAACTCCTTGCTACGTGGGAGGTTTCTAAGCCTATAGTGGTCTCTGAGTTTGGAGTTCCCTGTTCCGGGGATCCAGCATTTTATCATATAATACAAACTCCGGAGCGGCAGGCAGTTTCTCTGTTAGAGCAGAATATCCTGTTTAATTCTATGGGTATTGATTATTCAATATGGTTTGCCCTTCAGTACGAAGGGTGGGGGTTAGTGGCTGAGAGTGGGGAAAAGAGGCCAAGCTACCATGTAATGCAGACCATGATGAGAATGCTAAAGGGTTCTATATACCAGAAGCAGATTAAGGCTTTGCCGAGCCGTTCTGTTGAGGAGCGGTGGATCACAGACAAAGTACAGTGGCATGTGTTCAATAAGGGTGCCCAAGATGTCCATGTTGTGTGGCTTACTGGGGGATACAGTCTAGTACGAAAAGCCCCTCCTGGTGCTATCTTTTATAATATGTACGGGGAGGAACTCTTGAACGAGGTGTTAGTTGACACCTATCCAAAGTACATGGTGACAGATGCTGGCCAGGTAGGCCAGAAAGACTTTATGATGAGATAGCTATGATACAGAGTGAGCGGGAATTACTAGAGAAGTATCTTGGTGAGTATGGTGTGACCCCTAAGACGGGGGTGGACCTGGGGTGCGGGCCGCTACACCAGTCAGATCCGAAGAATGCTGATAAACAATGGTGGAGAGGCCGGCTGACTGAAGTGGATAAGTGGCCTGGAGCAGAGCCTGAGATTGTTGCAGATATCAGGAACCTGCACATGTTTCAGGATGAGCAGTTTGAGTTTGTGGTGGCTTCCCACATTTTGGAAGATCTGGTGGACCCAAGAGAAGGTCTTGAAGAGTGTTGGCGTATACTTAAACCTGGGGGAGTGTTGTTTACTCTGACTCCCCATGGGGACCACTACCCCCACGTGGGCCACCCGGATGCCAACCCGGCACATACCAGAGACTACTGGCCGGAGGATATGCTTTCAATCATATCCAGTATGGGTTGGAGGTATGAACTCCTGAGCTTTGATTCTCTTCACAATCGCTGGTCTTTTGACATTATCATAAAGAAGGTGAAGTGATGCCCAGCAGTGCAAATGAAGGAAAACTTTTATTTGAGGACTGGTTTCAGACTTTCAAAGACCAGATAAGTACAGTGCTGGATGTGGGGCCTGGGTTGGGTATTTACTGTGATATAATAAAGAGTGTCAAGCCGGAGGCATGTGTTGAGGCCGTAGAGATATTTGCTCCCTATGTTGACAGGTACTGCCTTCTGGAAAAGTACGGCACAATTTATGTCTGTGATATCCAGAAGGCTGCATTTGCAGAAACAGTTTACGATCTCATTATTCTTGGCGATGTCCTGGAACACCTTAATAAAGATGAGGCTATACAGACTTGGGTAAGGCTTAAGCAGAGGACCAAGTTCTTGTGGTTGTCTCTTCCTTTGGCACCTTTTAGGCCCTGGTTCCGGGGGTACGGTCATTTAGGGCAGCCAGAGACAGATTACAAAGAGAACATCTATGAGAAGCATCTTTATGAGTGGCAGTATGAGGAGCTCCTCAAGACCCTTGGACCCTTTTTATGGCAGTTCCCCTTTAGAACAGTTGGTGTTTTTGTGGCAGAGGGGGGTATTACATGAAGAAATTCCTGCTCATGGTCCCGGACTGGCTTGGAGCCTCTTATTTGGGAGCGTTATCTATCCTTAGCTATATAGATGATGATGCTCATATCCAGGTTTCCTATGGGCCTAAGCACAAGCTGCAGCAGGATGTTAGAACATTTCAGCCGGACATCCTGGGTTTCTACAGCAGTACTGTTGATTTTAATGTTGTTGCCAAGCTGGCCGGGGAGTTCAGGGACCAGGGATTTGGTGGTCTTATGGTGATTGGGGGCCACCACACAACTCCTTTGCCGGCCTCTTTGCGGGGTACAGTGTTTGATGCTGTTATTAGGGGAGACGCTGAGAAGGCTGTGGAGCAACTGATTAAAGGAGTACCTCTTGAGGAGATTGAGAATGCCCACATTAAGGGATTTAAAGTTGGCAGTGTGGGTAAACTTACAGAGGCAGAGCTCCCTAGCTTGAACTATGATAAGTTTGTGCGTAGGTCTGAAATAATATGGACAATGACAGCCAGAGGCTGCCCCTTCCGGTGTGTTTTCTGTTCTACAGAGTTTGAGAAAGGCTACCGGAAGCTGAGTATGGATAAGCTTATCAAGCAAATAGCCAGTGCCCTCAAATATGGTCAGGGGTTGGGTATCTGGGATGACGCTTTCATAGGGGAGTCCCGGCTTGACGAATTGTATGATGCCCTGGTGCGGGAAGGGTTGCTGGATAAAATTAAGTATATGCACATTCAGGCAAGGTTCTGTGATCCTCTCTCGCCAGACCTGTGGGAACGCTTGAAGAGGTTAAAGGTTACAAATATTAACACTGGATTTGAGTCTGGGTCTGATAGGATCTTGAAGTACCTGAAGGCCAGTAAAAGAGCTAGTGTTGCTAACCTCAAACAGAACACCCTTACAGCCCTGGAAAACCATATCAACGTAAATGGCAGTTATATGTTTGGCGCTCCCACAGAGACCATAGAAGATATGAACCAGACACTCGATCTGATGCGCTGGTGCCAGGAAGTAAAGACCGGCAAATTTTGGTTCCATGTAGCCACTCCTTATCCAGGGACAGAGTTCTGGGATATTGCAAAGAAGCGGGGGACTGTTCATGACAATATGGATTTTGGCTCCCTGAGTTTGTATGACTACCATAACCCCAGGCTCCTTGATGCCAGCTATCTTGAATATTGCGGGATTATAGATGAGGTCAAAAGAATCACTAACAGCTGGTTCCTGCCTGGGCAGTACAAACGGAACAGACAGACGGGAGCTAAGGGTAAGCTGACTGTTGTTGTCCTTACAAAGAACAATGGAAACTATATAAGATATTGTCTGGATAATGTTGTCGGGTTTAATGGGGTGGAAGTCCTGGTGTGTGATACCGGGTCTACGGATGATACTGTAGAGATTGTAAGAACCTATAGGATAAGAGTAGAGCACATTGACTGGGTGGATGACTTTGCTGCGGTAAGAAATAAGGCACTGGAATTTGTAGAAACAGAATGGGCGCTTTATGTTGACTCTGATATGCAGGTAGGGGAAGACTTCCCGGAGATCTGGCCTCTGTTGGAGAGTAACAACTACGATGGGTGGAAATTGCCACACAGGTACTATGCTGATCTGGAAAGAACCCAGGTTATGTGGCCTGAGTCGTATCCTTCCCAGAATCCCAAGTTGTTAAGGGTGGATGGGAAAGTCCGGTGGTTTGGGAAGCTACATGAAGGTTTTAGGCCGGAGGCTTTGGTAGGTAAGGCCATGGTCCCTCATTTGTACCACTTTGACAGGGCAGTTAAGACACCAGAGCAGCTGGAAGCTACACATCAGCTGTATGACAGAATAAGGAGTAAATTGTGAGAGTCTTAGTTCTGCACCCAACTTCAAATTATAATATCGGGGACCTGCTTACTTACAGGGGTACCCAAGAGATTCTGAGGACAGTAGACCCGGATGTAGAGTTCCTGATGTTTGATGCTCTTAGGGCTGAGAAAGAGTTGGATACCTACATGAGCCAATTTTATTGGGGAGATGTGGACATCTTGGTTTTGGCAGGCTCTCCTTGGTTATGGTTTGGTCTTGAGCATTCTTTGAAGGCTCAGGTTCTCTTGAAAGCTATACTAAGGTTCCCCCAGGCCAAGAAGATAGCTTTAGGTGTAGGTTCCTGTTTTCCCTTATATGCTGTTGATTCCAGCAGACTAGTAAAGTTTGATTCTTTTGACCAGGTTTACAGTGAGCTGGTGCTATTCCCACAGACGATAAACTATATCTCAACTCTTTTTGGGGGATTTGATTTGGTTGTAACCAGAGACGCAATGGCTCAGGCTGTGTTTAGTAAATTGGGTATACAATCATATCTGTCAAAAGATACCTCCAGGTGGGCACTACAAACGCTCCGAAGAAGGGGATTTATAAGTAGCCCCCTTTGTATTTTTCAAGATCCAAGATATTCTTTGTCTAAGAATTCTTTGCCAGAGGGCTACCTAAATGAGTTTTTGCGTATCCAGGTGGAGTATGCTAAAACAAAAGGGGCGGACGTTTATTCAGTCTCTGCGGAGGATACCTACTCAGCGGTAACTTTGGGTTTGGAGAATGCTAGGTATGTTTCAGATCTTGATTGGATGGCACTTCACATGTTTGGAAGGCCAGAAGTTCTTAGTGGAAGGCTCCACATGGGGTTGCTGGCAGGGATGATGGATGCTGTCAGTGTTAGAATACTGCCTTTGGATTCCAGGATACTGACAGTGATACCGGATAAGAACTTCTGGCCTTCCAATTCCAGGATTACGGTGCAGTTTCCTTTGGGGTATTCTTATGAGGTGCCTGTAGTTCCTTCTTCGCAGAGATTGAATATGACCCAGCTTATTGAGAAGGTTGTGGAGGTCCTGCATTGAAAGTAACCACAAGATTTGCACCTTCACTCTCTGGACGTTTGCACATCGGACATTTGGTTAATGTCCTGTATAACTATATCTGGGCAAAGCAGAATAAGGGGACCTTCTTTCTCAGACTGGATGGGATCAAGCTTACTGGGGAGCGTGTAAGCCTGCAGAATTACTTTCTGGAGGATCTGATTGCTTTTGGAATTACACCTGATTTCGTGGTGAAGCAGTCTGATCGGAGAGAATTATACAGGCAGAAGATGGTGGAATTGCTTGACAGGCCGGATGTCTATTTCTGCGATTGTTCTGCAGCAGATATAACACGAAGAGCTAGTGAAGGGTCCCCGGTTAGGATTATGAGTAGGGATGAAAAATACCCTGCGCCTTCGGCTATTGTTCAGATAAAGGTTTTCAATTTTAACAAGCAGAATGTGCTGAACACTGTGCCTGGAACTAGTATTTCTGCGAATTTGTCTACAACCCGAGATCCCATCGAAAATGTACTGAACAAGGACCCTAGTGAATACTGGCAGCCGTATGACGTTGGGTATTTTGGTGATGAAACGCCTATTATAAGAATTGCGTTTGAAGAAAAGACCTGGGTGCAGCATGTTACGATTATCTATAAAGACTATCCATGGCGGGAATGGAAAGTTATGGCTGACAAACAGGAGGTAGCTAGGGTAATTAAGCCAAATAAGTTTTGCTATCACCCGGTGGGTGGGGATTTTCCCTATGCATCGGATTTTGAAGATTCAGTATCGTTTGCTCCTGTTGAGTGTGAAGAGCTGTTGATAATACCCATTAAATATATGCGGACTGTTAGGAGAGAGTACTGCTATGACGGTTTTTGCAGAAACAGGCATATTCCTTACTTGGATCTTGATAAGCCAGAGACAGTTGTTCGGACAATCGCTCATAATCTGGAGATCCCGGACACTGTATTGTGGATTTACAGTGTGGCAGATCTGGCTCTTACTTCAGCGATAGATGACCAGGAGTTCCGGGTTACTCACACTTTCAGGGGTTATGATATTGAGCCATTTACTTTGTTGGAAGCGGAAGCTGGCAAGCTGATCAATTATGTGCCAAACAATATCATGCATGGGGAGATTCTGGATTCTGATTATTACAAGTTTTCAAAGTTTAGGAACAGTGTGCCGGCAGTAGAATATCTCAAATGTAAGACCCCGGATCAGATATTATCTTACCTGGCAAATAGGGCTGGCTTGATTCCCTCTGACAAAGTCCTGAGTTTGAAGAGACTGGTTGAGGAAGCTCAGTTTAATCCTGACCAGATACAGCGGCATTCGTTAATTAGAGAAGAGGATCTGCTTTCGTAGGAGGAAGTTATGGCTATAAATCTATTCAGTCAAGACTCAAATAAGATTTATAAACACGATGGCTTTTCAGCCTCAATTCTGGACAGCTGTGCTGGTAAGTATGGTGCTGTTGATGTAGCCTGGGATGGTACTAATATGCTTAGTAACAGTGATTATTGGGATAAAATTTACAAACACGATGGCTTTTCAGCTTCTATTATAGACAGTTTTTTACGATCGGATCACTATAATCAAGGTTTGGAATGGGATGGTACTAATCTCCTCAGTACTGATTATGGGGTCGGTAAAGTCTATAAGCATAATGGTTTCTCTAATACCATATTGGATAGTTTTGCCCAGGGTTCAGGAATAGGTGTGCAGGGTGTTGCTTGGGATGGCACAAATACTCTTTGTTCAAATCTATCAACCGATAAGATTTATAAATACAGTGGCTTTTCAGCTACTGTTTTGGATAGCTTCAGCAGTCCTGGTGAAGAGCCTCGTGGTATAACATGGGATGGAACTGATTTGTATAGTGCAGATAGTGGTGTAGATAGGATTTACAAGCACAATGGTTTTTCCACAACTATTCTGGACAGTTTTAGTGGTCCAGGTACTTTTTCATGGGGTTTGTCTTTAGAACAAACAGGTTGTTAAGGAGGAAATAATATGAAATTAATCAAGATGTCCATTGGAAGGAATCGTACACCAGAGAAAACAAGCTATGTGTACCCGAAAGAGTATGACGCCAGGAAGGTCCGGTTTGGCCCGGTATACGAGAGTTCTTTAAAGAAGAACTTTGACAAAGTCGTGGCCAGAGGGGATCGGGACGAGTCTATTCTAATTGGGGTGGACGATGCCGATGCAGTGCAGTTCCTGGCGAACCCCACTGCTCAGGAGGTTCCGTATGATGATGCTCTGGCTTTGGGGGATGACTGGACTGAGCAGGTTGAGAGAATAACTGACTCTGCAAAGGTTATTGCGATCAGTGCAAAGGTGGCTAGGGGGGAATCTCTGAGTAAGAAGGAGAAAGAGGCCCTTGATCCTGAAAGTAAGGAACCCGGAATAACGAAGAGTAGATCCTTCAAAGAGGTTCTAGATGAGGCCCTGGCAAAATAAAGTCCTCACTACGGATGATGTTTGCCCTTCCAATCTCAAGTATTGGAATTACTGGCTTGAGATCAAAGAGCAGTATCCTGAGACAAAACTGATAGCTTTTGTGATTGCCAACTATCGGGGGATAGAGAACATATCCAGGAGTTCTGAGTTCTTCGATTGGTGGGTAGCCAACAAAGACTGGGTTACAGTTGGGGTACATGGCTATGATCATCTGAGACCGCAGGAAGGTTTCAGGGAGGATCAGGAGGCTTATATCCAAGCAGCCACCAATATCCTGAAACCTTTCCTGCCAGAGAATTTCCTGTACCGGCCTCCAGGATTTAGAGTGTTGGCCAAGACTGAAGGAATATTAAGGAAGCTTGGCTTTGCCGGGATAGCCCACCAGACTACAATCAAGTGGTTTGATGGGCACTTGGAGGTACCTTATAATACACACTGCGGTGCTGAGTATTTTAATCCAGTCGCTCAGTGGAAGAGCTGGAGGTAATCAAGATGGCTATAAATATATTTAGTGCAGATAGGACAACGAACAAAATCTACAAACATGATGGCTTTTCAGCCTCAATATTAGACAGTTTCAGTAGCCCTAGTACTCTCTTGCAGGGGCTGACTTTTGATGGAACGAATTTGTATAGTTCTGATGCAACCACAGACAAACTTTACAAACATGACGGCTTTACCTCTTCAATACTGGATAGTTTCAGCAGTCCTGGGACAGGCCCACGTGATCTGGCTTGGGATGGCAGCAATCTTTATTCTGTCGATCAGGGGAGTAGCCATATTTATAAGCATAATGGCTTCTCCAGTACTATTTTAAGTTCTTTTAATGATCCAGTAGGGGGTGTGGCAGACCAGGGTATTACTTGGGCTAGTGGGAATCTCATAAGCGACTCATGCTATTCAGATAAGATTTACAAGCACAATGGCTTTTCGGTTTCAATATTAGGCAGTTTCAGCAGTCCGGGGGGTTTGCCATCTGGACTAACTTTTGATGGAACGAACCTATATAGCGCAGATACAGGTACTGACAAGCTGTACAAACACAGTGGTATTTCAAGTACTATTTTGGATAGTTTTAGCAGTCCCTCTGGAACTCCAACCGGATTAACTAATGAAAATATAGGGTGTTAAGATGGCTGTAAATCTGTTCAGTACTGATGAAGATTCCCACAAGATTTATAAGCACGATGGGTTCTCCACTTCTATTCTAGACAGTTTCAGTGCCCCATTATATCAACCCTGGGGTCTGGCTTGGGAAGGCTCCAATCTCTTAAGTTCTGATTATGGTGAAGGAACTATATTCAAGCACCAGGGGTTCAGCGCAACGATACTTGACAGTTTTAACTGTTCATACGCTGAGGGTTACACTGGTCTGGCCTGGGATGGGACCAATCTGTACAGTGCTGGAAGCTGGGGGGAGAAGCTGTATAAACATAATGGCTTTTCAAACAGTATCCTCAGCAGCTTCAGCAGTCCTGGCCACTATCCAGAAGGTTTGGTTTGGGATGGAACAAATATTTACAGTTCAGATTTCGGAACTGGTAAGATTTACAAACACAATGGTTTTTCAAACACCATACTGGACAGCTTTAGCAGTCCGGGGGGTGTTCTCCATGGTATTTCGTGGGATGGCACAAATATTTATAGCACTGACTCTGGAACAGATAAGATTTACAAGCACGATGGCTTCTCAAGCACAATACTAGACAGTTTCAGCAGCCCGTCAACTTATTCTTATGGGCTAGCACTTGAGTACACAGGGTGTTGAGGAGGTAATTAAGATGGCTATAAATCTGTTTAGTGCAGATGACCAGGTTAATAAAATCTATAAGCATAGTGGTTTTTCAACCACAATATTAGATAGCTTTAGCTCCCCTGAAGGTTATCCGTATGGGCTATCTTGGGATGGAGCAAATATTTTAAGTACTGATGTATATACGGCAGATAAGATTTACAAACATGATGGATTTTCAGCCTCAATTTTGGACAGTTTCAGCACTCCTACTACAAACCCTATGGGTGTAAGTTGGGATGGGACAAACATTCTTAGCAGCGATCAAGGAGCTACTAAGATTTACAAGCATGACGGCTTTTCAAGTACCATACTTGACAGCTTCAGCAGCCCAAATACCTACCCGACTGAATTGTGTTGGGACAGCCCAAATTTACTTAGCATAGATGCTTCTGTACATAAGGTTTACAAACATAACGGCTTTTCAGCCACAATTCTGGACAGTTTTGAACCTAACCTTGCCAGCGTTTTTGGATTAGATTGGGATGGTATAAATACTTATACTACAACAAGCCCAGGTTGGGATTCAGGATCCAGGATTTATAAACACAATGGCTTTACCGCAACTATTTTGGACAGTTTTAGCAGTCCAGGGGGGATGGTGAAGGGAATTTCACATGAAAATATAGGATGTTAAACATGAAAAAGAGGATCTTTATAGCAGTCCCGAATATGGGAAATATTGTGCCAGGGTTAGTATCCAATCTGATTTACTGGACCCATGATACCAGGTACATAGTTCCGACTCCCTATATGCCGGAGGGCATATTCCCGTTGGACTCTGCAAGAAACAGGTGTGTTAAGGCATTTCTGGAGACCAACGCAGATTATCTTTGGTTTATAGACGCTGACATCGTCCCATCACCAGAAGCCCTGCATAGATTGGTCAGTGCAGAGAAAGATATAATAGGAGCCACCTGCTTCTCAATGAAGGCTGACAATGGGGAATACTTTCCATATCCGGTAACTCTGCGGTATAACGAAGAGAAGCAGTATACGGTTTACTATGGCAAGGGAATTGAGCGGGTTGATGCTACGGGGGGCGCCTGTGTAATGTTCCGCAGGGAGATCTTTGAGAAGATTGAGAGACCCTATGAGTTTTTGTACTACCCGGATGGAACTCTCAGCCTGACTTGTGATTTCCATATTTTTCAAAAGGCTGAGAAGCTTGGGTATGAGCTGTTTATAGATTTTGATTTGTTCTGTGATCACCAGAGAACCTGTTCTTTGAAGGGGGTCCAGGATACGTTGTCAAGGATTGCTCAGTCTAAAAACAGGTAGAAATGGAAAAGAAAAGAAAGATAGCCGTAGCTATAGCCTGGAAGATGTGGGGTCTGCCCTATAAATGGGGTGGGGATGATCCCATAGAGTCGTTTGACTGTTCGGGTATGGTTGTAGAAATATTAAAGAGTGTGGGGGCACTGCCACGTAAGGGAGACTGGACTGCTCACAGCCTCTGGGAGCTCTTTAAGGACAGACTGGTTGAACATCCTTATGAAGGCTGCCTGGTCTTTTGGGAAAATGGTTCTGGTAAAGTGATTCATGTAGAGTTGTGTCTGGATAATGAATTGTCAATAGGGGCCTCCGGAGGGGGGAGCAGTACCTTAACTGAGCAAAATGCTTCTGATCAGAATGCCTATATCAAAGTACGTCCTTTTCGATCTCGATCTCTGATTAAGGGGTTTTTAGATCCCTTTCTGATTAATACTGAATAAGAAACAGGAGTAAAGTATGACTACAGTGCAGCATATCAGGTATAGCTGGAAGAACAGGTAAATGTGGAATCTATTTAACTGGCATAAACGGAAGAAAGAACCTGTTGTAGTGGATACTTCGGTTGTTCTGCCTATAAACAAGGTACTGAATAAGCTCCTTGAGGCATGGCCCTGGCTGAATCCAGGCAGGTTATGGCCTGCTGACACTGACTATGTCATGCCATTGGAGAACGAACTTGAGTGGGCAGTTTTTAACTCTCCGGTTATAAGATATGAATATATAGACGAGATAGAAAATTGTGATGATTTTGCCTTATTACTTCATGCTGATATAGTAAGGCGCAGATATGACGAATATAAAAAGGGGAAGATACCTGAAAATGAGAAGCACCCATGGGCCTTTGGAGATATATGGTATCAAGATCCTGTTAGGGGGCCTCATGCTATTAATCTGTGTATAACAAGAGACAAGGGAATCCTGCTCATAGAACCGCAGGGGGGCAAAATCAGGAAGCCCCAAAAGGATATGACT